CTTTTGACTGCGCACGCTGAGCAAGCGCAAAGTGAACATTGTCTCCGGCAGAACCCTGAATGATACCAGTGCCGCTACCGCCTGTGCCAACATCTGCAGCATAAGCTTCAGCGCCAGCCTCGCTCGAAACGTCAATAGTTGTAAGTTCTACATATTCGCCACCCGACATATTGGTGGCATTATCGTCTTCCATATCAAACTGCCCTAATGGTCTAAGGCCGGGATTTAATAATACAAGAGCCATTTTTTTTCTCCTTATTTAAATTAATATTTTTGATAAACTCACCATGAATTTATCATCTTAAATTGGTTTTTAACCTAATTGTAAAGTCAACAACCAGGGCTATTTACTTGTTTTATTCAAAGCATCGCGTAACCACGCGTAATTTGCTCTAAAATTACCAGTCGGTGTACTTAAAGCCACACCATGTGTTTGACGTTTTTGTTCAAGTCCATTCTCTACTAATCCGCCTCGTCCAATCGAATCTAAAACAACAATTGCTTTTGGATGTGCGGCATGTATCAAATCAACTCCTGTCCCTTCGGACACGTCGTACAGTTTATCGTAATCAGCCTTTGGTTTCTTACGCTTCTTGTTATACAGTCTTCCCAGCCCAGTATAATAAGACTTTAACTCCTCATCTCCACCACTTAGACCATTTACTGCATCTTTGTAATAGGAATTGGAAAATTTATCTGCTTTCTTGTTAAAGAACTCAGATGTATCATCATTATTAATAGAATTCATTGATAACTCTGTGAATTTCTTAATCTCATCAAAGCGGCTTTCATCTTCTGCCGTTCTATTATATCTGCGACGGAGCGCTCCGCGCTCTGCTCTGCTCATATCTTGAGCAGGGGCTCCAGCATATCCTGGGCCTGCGTTTAAGCTTCTTCCCGCCATATCTCTTCTGGTTCTTCTTCTTCCGGGACCTGTCCCTCCGAAGAGTCCTCTCTCATAAAGTCCTTTGCCCATAACTTCCTCAAATGCTTCGTTCAAGGCCATTTGTGCATTTGGCCTTCTTGTTATTGGATTTTTTGTCACCTTTGTAAGGTAGTGATCATATTGTGCTCCACCAGTTTGAGGGTCCATAAGAGAAGAATAAACCAGCTCAATTAAAGCGGATCTATTAAGCCCCTCTCTGTCTATAGGCCCTCTGGCACCAAGTGTTCTATTTATAAATGCATATCTAAGATCCTGACCCTCACCGTCAAATGGCCCTGGCAATTCAACCTTATAAGATTTTCCATATGCGCTTCTAACAGCATCATGAAGAGCGATGTCTCCAGGGCTGTTATTCAACAGAGTATTAAGATCTTCCCACCGTCCCTGTTGATATATTCTCGAAACAGTGGTAGGCTCACCCGTCGTAGGATCTGCAACTCGATGACCGTAATCTCTTCTTCCTCCCCCGCTGCCGCCGCCTGGACCGCCGCCGCCTGTTGCTCCGCTAGAATCTTCTTCATCATCAGAAAGATAGTTGTAAAGAGCGTATCCTCCAACGCCTATGCCAAGAAGCGCTGCGAGCTTGCCCCACACTCCCCACTTCCATCCTCCCCATGCGCCAGCACCAGCTAATGCAAGCTTAGTCGTTCCAGACAGCCCTGATCGTGCCCCTGCAACTTGAAACGCTTCATCTGCCAATGCCCTAGCTTGTGCAGGAGTTTTTCCATTGGCGATATGAGCCTCTTCTAAGGTGCGTTTGGCGGCAGCCAGATCATCGACCGCCCCTTCTGATGCGGCATTGGTCTGACCACGAACCGACTTAGGATCTGGTTCGCCGCCCGTTGGCCGTGGAGCAGCTGCATCTGCAGCCCTTTGCGCTTCGAGTGCAGCTTCATCTGCTACAAGTTTTTCCTGCCTTGCTTTGAGTGCAACTTCATCTGCTTCAAGCTTAGCTAATCTTTCTGCAAGACCACTTTCGCCCGCTCGCTGTGCATTATTAAAATCATCAACCCTGCCATTATGTGCAGCGCGTTCTGCATTAAGAGCCTCTCTTTCAATCCGAATAACTTCAGCTGCTTCATCGGCATACCGGCCGACGACGGATTCCATGTGAGCAATATGTGGCAGAGCAGCCTCTAATCCTTGCCGGCGGGCATCCTCATAGGCTCGTCCATAATATTGCTGCTTCCGCTGAAGATCTGCAGCAGCTTCTGCAAACTCGGCAATGGCACGATCAAGTTCCGCTTGACTACGAACGCTTCTAACACGCTCGCCTGCAGCGACAAGTTTTCTAGTCGAATCTGATAGTTCTGCGCCCTGTCTTATGAAATAATCTGCAGCTTGACGCTGCTCAGCAGTCAGTCTTCTCCAGGCGGGAGAAGAGTGCATATTTCCTGCAATATCGCTGAATCCTCTATAATCACCGTTTGTTAAAGCCCTGTGAGTCGGCGTGTTCACAACATCCACAACATCGATAGTTTGCCGGGGTACCCGATCCTGCACTCCCCTCGTCGCACTTACCCAATCTGTAACCTCATCAACAGTTAAAAGACGCCTTCCCTCTTCTGCTCTTACAATGTGCTGACTTCCTGGCACTGCCGTTCTACCGTCTGCGCCAAGCTCTACCCAGCCCCTAAGCTTGTCATCCCACACATAGCGTTTATTAGGCAAAAAGCCTCTTTCTGCAAGCAACGCCATATCATCTGCATGCATATCGGATGTGGACAACCTCTGTCCTTGATTCACGGGCGTAAGGCCTCCTCCGGCGGGAATGTGCTCGCCTCTGAGCAGAGCATCGGCCTGAACATCATCGAGCAGGCCCATGGCGCGCACCACTTCTGTGCTACTACGCACTGCCGCCCGAACCTCTTCGCCACTTAAATACCTTATAATATCATCTGGATTAGCCTTTCCGGCAGCAGTAACATGCGGACTGTTTCTAATTTCTTGATGCAAAAACTCTTCTAAGTTAGAAATATTTCTACCATCTTGCTGCAGTTGTCTTGCTGAAGTCTGAATGTCAAACGCTAAAGCCTTTGCGCCCGCTGCTCCATCTACAAATACTTCAGCAATATCTATACCGCTTCTAGAAACCGCCTCTGTTGCATCTACGCCAACTTTGGCAGCCCTCTCTGCGTCAAGCGCCTTATCTCCATATCTCGCAGATCTGTTTCCAATATCAACAACATCATCACCAATGCCGAGAAGCTTCCTAAAGAATGAGACACGATCCCCGGCAGTTTTCACCAAAAATTGATTATTTCTTTTGTTATCAAATTGCAGCATTGTAGCTACATAGTCATCAAACAGGCTTGCTTCTGAATTTTTTACAATTCGCATTTTACGCTTTGCTCCAAAATCTCGTCAATAGTGCGCTCTATTTTATAAGCCAGCTTAATATTATTATTTGACATCGCCGCCTTAATCATCTCTCTAAGCTCTTCTACAACAGCACTCTTGTCGGCTAAGCCGTCTTCTGCAGTTTCATCTGTCTTTTCTGGATCATCATCAGCAGGGTTAAGCTTCGCCTGCTCCTCTGCAACACCCTTCAGGGCCTCTGCAGTCTCATTAGCCTGATTCTCTACTTCCTTTAATTCAGCAGCTCCCTCAGCTTGGGCTTTTTTATTCAAAATAGCTAATCTATGCAAATTCTCTATAACTCTTTTTTCGAATTCTTGCATAACTTCACTTTTTTCGAAATGAGATATATCTTCTTTGGACCAAGAATTAAACATTATTTGTATTCTCCATAATATATATTAATCAACACAATTTAAAAAATTAGTAGTTTACAGCAACATGAATTCTATAGTTCCTATTGATGCAGATGGGGGTCCCGTACAAACCGCCACACCAGGATGATTCGCTGTAGGCTGCTTAGAGGTAATCTTTCCATCTAATCCAACGTAAAGAGTAGCGTTTACAGGATATACTTGAGTTGTATCAAACTGATCTGTAGCATAAATGCCTCGTTGATAGTGCAAAGTTATTCTTCCGCTGCCAACTGTAGTATCATCTCCAGGAGTTCCGGCAACTCTGTATATATAATTAACTATAACTCTAAAGCTATCATAGTCGCCATCACCATCCGAATCATGATTTAAAACGGTTCCGGCAGGAATTGTTACAACCCCATTTACTGTATTTAAAACTACAGAGATTGTAGATGTAAAGCTATCTTCTACAATATTTGGAAATTCTAATATGCCAGTCAAATCTTCTGTGTTTACACGATACCCATTAGAATTTACCTCTATAGCCTGTGCTGTTGCCACCACAACTTCATCTACTTGAGCTTTGGTAAACGCAGTCGTTCTAACGTCATCAATAATCCCCAATGGAGCTGTTCCGTCGCTGACACTTCCAACGATATCATTTCCTATCAAACCAAGCTGGGCGAACATCCCCGGCTCAAATTCTGCCGTTGGATCAACAGGCAAACTCATTGGCATTGCATTTCCAGTATGAATTACTTTTAACAACTTTAATCTCCGCTATTATAAATAAATATAAATATAAAAAAGGGAGGAATCTCTTCCTCCCTTTTATTTTACTATTAATAGTATAGAAATTCTTTCAATAGAAAACAAAAATACTATCTTTTACTTCTGAAGATTAAGCAAGGTAGTTCTCACCATATCTCCGGCGAAAGTATCTCCGCTTCTATCAAACTCTCTAGCCATCTTTAACAAGGTTCTAGAAATGTTGCCTTTTTTTGCAGCTTCTTTCTTAAGGTCAGTCACTATACTAAGAGTAGTTGCATTAACTACATCTGCCGCGAAGTTTTCACCTTTAGAGCGCAAGCTATGTGCAATCTTATTCAGACCATTTACAATATGATGATTGGCAGTCTTTGGAGCGAGCCTTTGAGGGACTCTTTGTGCTCTCTTTTTAGCCTTCATAACAGAATCTAATAGATAATGTGCCTCTTTTGCCAAACCCCTCTTGCTAAGAACTGTGGCTGTAGAGAAAACATTGCTCAAAAACGCTCTTGTTTGATCTTTGGCTACAGAATCTAAAATATAATGAGCCTCTTTTGTAAGACCTCTTCTGTTAAGCTCTGAAGCAACTATCGCTATGCTCTTAACGAATGCGTGGCTCTTTATCTGATCATCAAGCATATTCATATTTACACTTTGCTTTTTACTTCCTGGATTTACAAATAAGCCTGCAACTTTGTCATCAGCTAGATAATCAGTCTGACCATCATTCGCCCAGTTTCCCCAGTTAGCTGCGGCATTTGCAGCGTTTTGAACGGTCTGTCCAACACTCTTCGCCACACCCCCAACGGCTGCAGCCGCATCCTGGATGCTTTGACCAGCGCTGTTTTGCCCAATCCCCATAGCCTCAAGGGTTTGCGGGCCTAACACACCATCTGCAGTTAAGCCATTATTCTGCTGCCACTGCTTTAAAGCAGCCTCAGTTTGTGGTCCCATAACTCCATCTTGCTCAACCCCAAGTACACCTTGAGCCTGTTTAACAGAATCCGCGCCAACATTGCCACCTGATTGCTGGCCCATTGACTCTGCTGCTGACCTTGCGGCGTCCATGATCCCAGCTTCCTTTTGGAAGCTGGGGGAATCACCCAAGAGTTTTAAAAACTCATGGGCAATAGAATCTCCATTTTCTCTCATGCTATACATTGTTGCCACCTATTCCCACATAGATGTTAAAACATCTACGGTATTGGTTGCGCTAGGCTGAGTATTGGCGTCTGATTCAACTCCAATATTAATTCCACCTAAATCGGAAGCAACTTTCATGTTTCTAACTGGTCTAGCATTTCCAATGCTTCTCTTGAACGCTTCAAAAGCTCTATCATCAAAGGACATTATCTCATCAACCTGCTTATCAAGCGCTGTCTTCGTCTGTACCAAGAGACCCTTATTTTGCATCTCTAGCCCAACATCATAAGCTCTACGCAACTTAATTCTGTACGACTCTCTCTCCTCATCTGCTCTCTTTGCATTTAGCTTATTAGACAATGCCTTCTGAACCTCAGAGGTTTGAGCGGCATTCTTTACTACATTTGGAGCAACATTGGGACGAGTCGGCGCTGGGCTAGCAACCCTTTGCTGTCTAACCGCAGTCCTTGTGGCAGCTTTCTGATTTGCATTTCTAAGCAAAGCCGATCTCTTTGCGGCTCTTTGCGAAAGAATTCTTCCTTCTGCCTGCTTTAAAATAGCGCCTCTTCTGTTTCTTCTAAGCGTCATTGCTTCGGACACAAGAGTGTTAACTTGTCCTGTTTGGCTGGGAGCAGCTTTGGTGGCAACTCTTCTTTGGCTAGGTCTGCCGCTCCTTCTTGCAGCTCTACTCTGTGCAAACTTTTTCAATCCAGAAGAATTAGCAACTCTAACTAGAGCCTTTGTTTCTCCAATTACACTATCTGCATCCTTAACTGCATCAGAGGCAAGCTTAACAAATCGGGATCTTTGGCCTCTAGAGAGTTTAGAGATATTATCATATGTCTCCGCAACCATTGAAAGCTCGTCGGCAGATTCGTCAAGTTGAGCAAAAACCTTTTTAAGCTCATTAGAGACCTGAGAAGACAATGCGAGCATTTCTCCTTCAGCGCCGCCCGCTTCTGCTCCAGGCTCATTTTTGTCCTTACCTGTAAATACATTTACATCAACATCTGCAAGACTTTCATCTTCAAGTTGTCCAACAAGATCTCTTACTTCGCTAAGGAGTTGCTCCATCTCTGTTAAGCGGCCCTCAATGGCCTCTGACGGAGTCTCTTCTGCCTCTTCGTCCTCTCCTGGGGGCCCATCCATCGGTGGTCCCATATCGTCCATCGGCGGCCCCATATCGTCCATCGGCGGCCCCGGAGGTCCCGGAGGTGGTCCGCCCATATCGGCTCCCGGAGGTGGTCCGCCCATATCGGCTCCCGGAGGTGGTCCGTCCATCGGAGGTCCCGGAGGTGGCCCTGCCTGTGCAGACTTAAGAAGCCTTGCAACACTAGGAAGTCCGCTAGCACGAATTTGCTTGCAAACTTCTTGCCCATAAGTTTGGCTGTTTAGCCATGCCCAATTAGCAGGAAGTTCGGTTCCGTAAATTTCTCCAGCAGTTGCGGCAAGAACACGCTTATTTCCGGCAAAAACTTCAAAAGTACTTCCGTAGTGATCTACAGATCCATTTGGATTGCGTCGAACACTAAATCTTGTACTTAACGAAGGGCCATTATATGCAGACTTGGTAAATCCGCCACGGTCATACGAAGCTCTCTTTAAGCCTTCTTTTACTCCTTCATCTCCAGGGAATGATCCCGAGGGTCCACCCATAGACTTGCCTTGCAGCATTTGCTTGTCCATATTGTCTCTATACTTCTTATAGTCTTCAGACTTAAAGACACTTGGCTCAACCCCTTCTGCTCCGCCCTGCATATACGCAACACGACGCATTCTTCTGTCCTGAAGCTGCGCTCGGCTCAGCTTTTCTTTCGCCGCGAGATCTTGGCTTTCTTGCTGATTGAACTCATATGTTCCAAGCATTTGCTTATCTTGCTTGTCCCTTGTGTTTGTATAATTTTCGCTCTTGAACCCACTGGGCTCTCTCCAATTCTTGTCGCTAACATTGTCGCCGCCTTGATAATAAGCAATACGACGACGTAACTCAGCTCTTTTTCTTAATCTTGACTCGTTCATAATATCCTCCACTAATGAATTAATTGACTTGTCGTCTACGTAATTATTGTCGCTTGCCGTTTTGGCGGCGAGCTTGCCCTCTTCAGAAGCAAATCCTACTAAGGGCTCCCCTCCTCCCATAGGAGGGGTTTGGTTTAATAAATCTTTCTCAGAAAAATCTGGACCAGGGAATTCATCTCCCCCACTTCCAAACATATTCATTCTAGTATTTCCACTATAATCTTTAACATCCCCAGGAAGACTTGTGCCTTCTTGGTCTTCGTAACCTGTAACGCGTTGAGTTGAAGTTTTAGACTGATCCAGTCTGCTTATAAGGTTGCTTATAACGCTTTTTATATTTTGAGGCACTCCAGGGTCAGTTACAACATTGGCCGCCTGACTAACTGCATTTATAGTTTCTGCAGTATTTCTATCTTTTTGAGACATATCTGTAAAATCATCTGTAGATGTTTTTAACAATCCATTGTTATCAAGAAAACTAGAAACTATATCTTGTCTTTGCCCTATTGAGCAGCCATTTTCACCACAAGCAGTTTTCATTATTTTTTCTAAATGTTTTGCTTGCGGCAAACTTAATTTGCCCAACATGCTTTCTACATTATCTACGCCATAATTTATAAATTCATCTCTGTAATCTGTCAAAGATGCTATACACTTTAACAATACTGCGCCAGGCTCGGCTGGCTGCACCACCAAACTATACTCTATAGGCTTTAACCCAACATTTATTTCTCCATGCGCTGTTTTGTTTAAAATATGAGCACAATACTCTTCTTGTGTCGTAGCTTTATTTAAACATTCAGAACAAACAGATGTCTCTACGGCAGTTCCCATAGAGCCATACCTAACCAGTCCAGTCTCTACTTTTCTCGCCAAATCCGGATAGTTAACTTTGTCTAAAGCGCAAAGTCCTATAATTTGCTTATATTTCTCATCATAGTGTGTATCGAGAATTATGCCGCGTATTCCATCTACGGAACTTGACTCATGGTCCTTACACAAAGGCAGACCGACCCAAGAGGCTGCCGCCTTCTTTAATTCTGATTCTGGAAAAATATCTCTATTGTTATTTCTATGAGGCTGAGTATTTCCGTGCCATTTCCACTCTTCATCAAAAAAGCCCCAAGCGGTTTCTCCGTTTGCGACCTTTTTCGGAAGACCCTTCTCATCTAAAAGTGCTGCTTCTGCTGATTTTAAAAATATAATAGAGAAATATAAAAAATCATCCGACTTTGGAGAAATTGCCCTAAGGTTATTCGCCAACTTAGTCATCCTTGCAACTAGATCGTTATTAACAAGCACTTCTTGCTTGTCATGCGTTTCTATTACATTTTTTGGCGAAAAACAAATCTTCTTTAACATAAAAGGGCCCTTCGTGCATTATACGTTGATGATCAATATTTATATATATTATTAGTCTTTATAAGTTTTGTGTAATTTTTTTTTGAATTACATAGTTTTTTAATCGTTATTCTTAATAAGCTTGTTGCTATTATACTTTTTTAAGACTTTAATCCTTCTGTCGTCAGACTCTTGGTCATCTAACTCTTCATCTAGATAAACAGTGTTTTCTTCGTCATTATGGGTTTCAGCAGCGTCCTCTTTAGACGTTTTGACTGTAATTTTTTTTGTTTTATCACTAAATTTTATAAACATATATTACTCCGATAATATCAAAATGCCTAAAATGTCTGAATTAATATAATCTCTCATTCTAGATAACGTTAATTTTAAATCTCCAACAACATTCTCCATGTTACCTGTTTTCTCTGTTAATTTATTTTGAAAATCAATAGAGTCCAAAACATCTACAAGTTTAAAGATCTCTTTTACAGACTCTGACGCGCTTTTGGCAGAATTGGCAATAGAGTCAATGAGCTCGCCAGTTGTAGAAACATCTTTAATTTCATTCATTGTCTTCAAACCTTCTTTTATATTTAAAAGCATACGCTTTGTCATCTTAGAGTTTCTTTTTACCGATTGATTATATTGTCCCTTTGACCCCGTGATAGCTTCTTGGTTGCCTTGTATCTTCTCATATTGAGATAAATTCTTTTGCAAATTATCAATTAATTTTCCACAAATATCATCAGCTCTGTCGAAATATCTTATTGCCCCTCTTGCCTTATCTTTTATTTCATTAGGGACAGGAACCCCAGCTTTCTTTGTAATATTATTTGTATAAAGAAATATATCCTTATTTGCATGCCTATCAGATAGGGCGTTAAATGTCTCCTCCGAATCAAAATATTGTGGAATTTTTAATAGCTCAAACTCTAAAGGCTGGCCGGATCCAACTTTTATATTTATTTCAGACTGTATAATTTTATTTAAAACATCTTTATTAATTAAATGTTTTGTGACAAAAATAATTTTTGAATTAGAATCAATTGCTCCTGAAATTTTCTTAAGAGCTTGTAGCCTATCATGCTTATTAAATCCAGAAAAACTCTTAGATGGGGTCGGAATAACAGAGTAATTTGCCCCAAATGTTTCTTGAAAACTATCCGTAAGATAAGAAGAGAGCTTTATATTTACCTCATCTTTGCTTTCAATGGAAAAAGATTCATTATCTAGCCCGGCGAATACAGCTTCGCTTGGAGCACAATGCTTATAAAGCTTTATATTATATTTATCTACAAGCTGATTATCAATATCAAAGGCAACTATCTTTTCTTTCTTTATATTGATATATGACGCAGACTTTACTATACTAGCAGTATTATTATGATAATCATTATTATTTATAATATAAATTTTATTATTCAATACATTATATAGTCCAGAATTTAAACTATCTGATTTTTTTACAAAAAACTTTTCAAAGCCTAATCTCTCTATAACCCCCGATACTTTAATGATATCTTCATCTAAAAATTTCTCCCCTCTATTTATAGAAACATATGCGCCCACCCCTATCCCCAATGCATCGCACAGGCCTCCAGATATCTCCAAGACGGTTTTTACATTAGGGCAGCCAAACACATCCAGGGATCCAGGCTGTATATTTTTAGATATTTTATTAACTTTATTATTCTCGCCTATAAAAATTATGTCTATGGGATATCCAACCGTTCCCATATGATACATTACATCTTGAGCCTTTTTGTATGAAAATAATAATCCTCCGTCTTTCCCGAGGGAAGGATAAACCTGTAGCCCATCCGCCTTTTCTCTTGGTGTCTCTGCTATATCACATTTAAAAGATACAAATATATCTTCATCTTTATTGTTATAACATCTCACTGCAGCAGTTTTATTTAAAATATTTCTTCTTACTAGATATATACCCACATTATGTGTTGACTTAGACAAAATTTCAAATCCTAATTTTTCCAAGCTATCAGACAAGTCTAAATTTGCTCTAGACATAATTAGGCCAACACTCAAGGGTCTTAAATGCTTACATATATTGCCAATCTCTATGGACAGATCATCATGCTTGCTGTACTGGCTTGCCAAACAAAATCCGTCAAACTTTTTCCTAAATAAGTGAAATCTGGAGTCCCCACATTCTTTATGAAACCTGCTGGTATTGACAAGATCTTCTGTATTTTTAACCAAATTAGTCAAATTATGCCCCGCATCTAATACCAGCTCTGTATTTTGACAATCAGGCTTGCCTAGAGTCAAAACATTAGAGCCGTCCGGAAGCATGCTTATCAGTCGGTCTGTCAACTCTCCTATCGCTTGGGCTTCTGCGTCCTCTATGTCAGAAAAAACATCTTCTGCAGGAGACATTACTCCAACAGACATTGGAGATTGATTTTCTTCTTGTGTAAACTGATGACCAACCAAAGTGGAATATCCAGGAGTCGCCGTTTCTCCCTCTGACACAGTAACTTGAATGTCCATAGCCGCGTCCCCTTGAGGCTCCATTGATGTATTCATCTCTGAAAATGGCGGCCAAGCTAACTTTTTTATCATGCTATATTCCTTATAAGTTTCAATCTTCTTTATATTCTTCTATTAGTATTTGCATACTACTTTATCTGTGTCCATGATAAATAAAATTTCTAAGCCTTTTGTTTGGATCGGCAGAATCATCAATACACTCTTGCTTCTCAGCTACTTCTTCTGGCGCACCTACAGGCATATCATCGCACCGCTCTGGCCAGCCTGGATGATCTTGAGACTTAAACCCATACTCTAAGGATTCATTGTGAGCTATAGTTGGGTCTACATTCATCTCTTCAACCTTATACCTTCCAATGACTCCCCCTGTTCTATCTGCGCCATGTGTACAATGAACAAGAGTGTTGCCCTGAGACAACAAGCTTTTGATCATACTCCAATCTGACCGAGACGGGGGCCTGCTGCTAAGCGGAACATGCAAATATCCAAGGCCGGCAGCGCCAGCGGAACTGCTATGATTCTTTGAATTTAAACTAATAATATTTTCAATTCCATACTTTTCGTTTAAAAATTTATAAAAACCCTCTTCATTCGGAGGTTGAGCGCTTCTATAATTATTGTTGCCCCCCTCTACCCTGTGAAAGTTAGGAGGAGTTTTCTTGGGGCCGCCCAGAGTCCAATCGCTATATCTGCTTTCTAACTCTGGAGAAACAACCCCCACTGCCTCAGGCCTCTCTGGCCTCGGCAATGCTCTAATCTCTGAAAATAAACTATTGTTAATTGCCTCATATTCTCCCGATAGATCGCTCAAGCTGTCTATAAACTCCTCTAAAGACACCCCTGCCTTTTGAACATAATCTACAGCGTTATCTGCAATATCCGCTCCAGATCTTGTTACTTCTAAAAAATCTTCCAGACTCATCGGCCCTGTCGCACTCTTATTTAGATAAGCAAGCTTATGAAGAAAATTTATTTTAGAGATTCTTGACACTTTATTATAACCTTCTGACTAACTCATTTAATACTATATTTATAAAATATGGATCTTTACCATTTAAAATATTTTTTACTAAGCTCAAACTTACGCCAATAGCCGCGCCGCCTGGTGATTTTTTGTTTGCTATCTCCATGGAATCAAACTCTTCTATTTTATCCTTTAAGTTTAAATAAGATTTAGCTCTAGATTCAAAGGATAATCTGGCTATCATTATTTTTATGATTTTATGCAACTCTTCTGCTACATAAACCGGATTCTGCTCTAAAAGCTGAGCTTTTTTTATTAAATCATTTGACATATCTTTCTGCCTTATTTGCAACCATATTATATGCCTTTTTCTTTGCATCCAGAATATTCATCCCAGATGATACGCTCAAAACAATTAATCTATTATAGTGATTAGTTAAATTTACAACTATTTCATCTTGATTAAAAATATCAGATTCAATTATTTTTATAATTAAATCTTTAAATAAAATAGAATGATCTATATTTATTTGCTGCGCAAACTTTGTAATTAAAAAGTCAGTAAAATCTGCCATCTTAATTTCATCTTGATCATCTGCAGCATTTGCTAGTCCAACAAGCAAATCCATTAAGCTTTTGAATCTTTTATGATCAATATTTCTTTTTTGATGACGATGCTTCCCGAGAAAAAGAGGCCCCTCTTCTGTCTCCAAAATAACTGCAGGAGTAGTGGGCTCTCCCATCATAGAAAACCCTCGCCCAACTCCTTCATTTGTACTGCTGCTAAGCCCCTCTTCCCCCCCTGTAGAGCTAGGGATGTCTTCTGCATTTATTGTTGGCTTAAAAACATATGGAGCAGTTCTGATAGATTTTTTTTTCATTTTTTGCTCCTCTTTTTCTTTTTAACCTTGCCATACCCAGGAGCCGAAACTATATCAGATAAGCCTTTCCCCTTCCATCTTTTAGGCTTAAAAGATCTGCCTCTTGAGTCTCTTATCTTTCCGCCATTTCTCACCAAATCTGTTGACGTGAAAACCACCTTTTCGCCTCCCGGCGAAATAGTTTCATACAACGGCGTTACTCCCATAGCGCTAGATATTTTATACAAGCTATCCAACAAGTCTGTATCCTCTGCCTTTACATAAACCTCGCCAGATCTATCTGTAATAATCTTAAAAATATCTACTTTAGAAGCTATAGAAGAGGCTATTAGCTCAGATAATTTATCTTGGCGAAAGATCAAAGAAATTGTTGCACCACCCGGATGAGAATTTCTTGTGAAATCTGCTATATAATTTTTCCAATTATCTGGCAATGAGGAATTAAATTCAATTATCCCAGAATTAACAAAAAAATCTATATACTGTTCAGCATCTTCTGCAGTTGAGTTTAATTTATCTGCGCTGTCACCAGTTATAAGCAAATCAATTGATGGATATATAGAGTTTAGCGGAGCCTCGTTAAAAAGAACTCTGTCCAATATTATATCACTAGAGGCCCCAGTAATATCAATCCCAAACCCATCTTTGGGGTTTATTAAACTATCAACTATAATCCCAGCCACTACTACCGAAAAAGCAGGAAATTCCGCAGTTGGGGCGGCTATATCTTCTGATCCATCCGGAGCAGTTGATCCATCCGGAGCAGTTGATCCATCGGGATCTCCTGCCGCAGCAGGAGATAGGCCGCGAGAATTGCTGTTCAGGTTATTTACTAAAAATCTCCACTCTAAAATTGCCCCATAAAGACCTGAGAATATCTCTGTTTCGCCCTCAGTTAAGTCTCCGCTAAGGGCGCTTTGCAACAAAGAGTCAAAGCCAACACCCTGATAAGCCATGATTGCATCAAATTTTACTCTTAATAATGGCAGAATCTGCCCCATTGCAGAGGCGAAAATATCATCTCTAGTATTAAAGTCTAAAGAAATCACTTGTATTTCTCCAGGATCAAAAACAACAGTATCATTTTCTAGGCCAAGGGCTCTACCTACTTCTGTTATCTTGCTTTGTCCGGGGCTTTTTTCTGCATCAATAATATCTAAATATGGCTCAAAAAAAGTTCCTGTTAAAGCGAAAGCCCTAGTTATTTGTTCTCTAAATTTTGCCTTAGCAGCCCGAAGTCTTTCTTTGCCCTTTTTCATATAAACACTGGACCTCATCTCTTCTTCTAATCCCCGCAAAGATCCTGGGTCCCATATAGTGCTTGGCTGCAAAATCATATTAGGAATTGCTAATAATGCAGTCATTGCTCCATCTACATCTGTTGATCTAGCCTTAGAGAACCCTTCCGATACTCCTTTGTCCAAACCTCTCATGACGGCCTGCAGAGTAACTGTTAGCAATTGTTTTTCATTTGAACTAATCATATTTTATATACCATTATTCATATATTTAAAACGCCTTATAACTCAGGCGGCCCGCCGCCAGGAGGAGGTCCACCGGGAGGAAGTCCGCCGGGAGGAGGTCCACCGGGAGGAGGTCCGCCACCGGGAGGAACTCCGGGGAGCCCCTCGCCTCCTCCTGGCGCAGCACCCTCTGGCGGCTCTTGAATAGTTTTGTTTGGATCTATTGTCAAAAGCTCTGACAATCTCATGTTCCCCAAAACTTGTTGCTCTTTTGCAAAAACTTGCTCATCTATCATCTCTTCTCTAATTCTTCTTCGCTCTTCCTCGTAGCTTAACCCAAGGCTTCTATGCAAAGTTTGAAGAGAAACTTGCTTATTTCCAACAAATTGAGATATATTTGTTACATAATCAGACATATCATAAAGATTCATATGATTAAAATCAATTGATGGAATCAAAAGTCTTTTCTCTCCATCTTTATATTCAAAGAAGTCCTGAAGCTCACAAATTGGAGCAAACACCTTTCTTTCTAACCACTTTTTTATCATATTTCTAAAAATATCATATCTTTGCCGCAAAACATCCAGCCCCACAGAGGAGCTTGCATACGTTGCAGATTCTTGGTCCATCAGCGCCTTAGGAACCATAAGGCCAGCGTACAGGTTTGTAACAATGTGCTCAATGTCTGTCCCTATATCTACAAGCCCTCCTGAAAATCCTGCTCTTTCAATCTTAACACCATTATGTGTTACTATCTTAAAATCTTTATCATATTGCGCTTCTTCTAAAACATTTTTAAACGCCTCAATATCGGCCTGCGTAGCTCTATAATCTCCCTCTCCGCCCAAAGTTACCAAGGTTAGCGGGTTTACCATTCCGTCTGCTTGAGCAAATTTGCACTCGCGAAATTTATCGTAAAGCATTAAATCTTTATATATAGATACGCATACAGAGGTTCCTCTGACATCGTATGGAGAGCTTAATAGCTTTAAGTGTGAAATATTAAAAGAATCAAGCGGTATATTTTGCCCCTTCTTTACATATTGTATAATATGTTTTGGAATATGCTTCCTCATAGACAAATCAGACGGAGAAGAAGAATTTACAATTCTTTGCAAATTTGCGTCTGGCCTTAAAGATATCATTGTGTGATTTCCAATGACAGACTTCTTTACATGTACATAGTCTGGATTTAAAACAGTTATTCTGCTCCATGTTCCAGAGTTTTCATCCAACTCTCCATACGGAAACGCCTCGCCCATTTTCCAAAACTCTAAGGCTACACCATATACAATGGAGTAAAGATCAATCTTTTCAGCCATCTGCATAAAAAATTCTTGCACTTTTTTATTTTTACAAGTTATGTTTATTTTGCTAATTGGGTAAGAAGCGTGAAGATTTATTGCGTTTCTAACCATCGGATGAGTATCGTAAAAAACCCTATTCCAGGCATTCATCGTAACTCGATCACGAGGTAGATTTAAATTTGCAAGCTGAAATAACGGAGAATAAATTTCTGGAGATAATCGATCTGTAGTTGATGAAGCTGACGGCCCAGGCATAGGGCTTGCTATAGAGCCAATCTTAGAAAAATTGGGGCTATGTGCTACGGATGCTTTAAAGCCTAATTCATTATCTGCATCCATCTTCTTATTGGCAGCATCAGTAATCTGAGCTCTTCTGACTTCAGATATAGAATTTGCAGCTTTTTTGGAAATCTTTGTGGGGGGCCTACTAACTCGTCTCATTTTTTAAACTCTCCTTTTAACTTTTGCCAATACAGGATTTGGATATCGTGTCGGCTTATATAATCCCGGCTTAATAGTAAAGCCTTTTGTTGCATCAAATTTATAAGCAATATATGCATACATTAATGCCATTAATCCATCATTTGGCCCAACGCCTTTTTGAAAAGATTTTATTGGCTGTCCTGCCGTTACTCTTATTTTAGATTCCATTGATGTACAATGATCTATTAACCACTCAATATATTCATAGCTTTTCCATGGAAATCTAATCCTACCCTTTCTAATTAAATCAAACAACTCTTCAATCATAAGGTCTTTATTATAAGATACAATTAATTCATCTTCTCTATACTTTATTGGCTTTATCAGGCTGCCACTGCCTTGAGCTCCTATAAATCGATCTCTATACATAACCTGAATATCATGCACTACATCTTGTCCAAAAAACCAATCTGACACCCCTCGCGTTACAGCGAATCGCCTGTACATCTCTTTTATTGTATCTTTTTTATAATCAAATGTATTCTTCTTAAGCTTATGTGCATGCTCGATTAAAAGAGTTCCGTCTGGCTGAGCAGACAAAATTACAACACACGAAAAAGATTGTCCGCCCCGAGAGTTTGGGTCATCATCTTTTCCTCCCCAATCCACGCCAAGATAAACTGTTTTTTCATTTGCGCCAATACTCTTTGCAAATTCACGATCCGGATCTCTACAATTATTATATATATCACGCTTGGTCAAAGGCATCCCCGCCCCAGAATAAAATTCACCTATAACTTCATTATGCCAAATTCGTTCAGTTTGAGATGGATTATTTTCAGGCATTAATTTTTCTATATTCTCTTTTGTAAAATAAGGAATATAAAGCTGATTCAGGTGAAATCCAACAAATTCGGCCTCTTCTGCATTCTTAGCGCCAACCCATCTGCCGTACTCTATCGCTTCTACCTTTTTTTGCTTTGTGCCACACAAGGGGCACTGAATTGTATTTTCATATAGCCAAATAGATTTCCAGCGATCATCGTTGGGAAGATAAAAAGGATACGTTTTTTTACAGTTTATACAACCCAAGTGATAATATCTCTGATCTGACATATCCCAAATGGTTGAAAAATAACTACTTTTATCTTTTGGCGTTCCAAAGAAGACTTGAACGCCCTGACCGGTTGGGCCATATTTTGCTGCCGTTAAAATCTTTGTAGCATTTCCAATGGCATGACCAAACATGTCCTGAACTTCGTCAAAAAAGATTATATCCGCCGTCATACCACGAATTCTATCACCATCTGTGCCTAAACTATCTATCCACAAAGTGCCTTTGTTAAACTGCTTCATGGTTAAATTATCAACAGAATTTGAGCTTATTAATTTATTTTTATTTACAAAATCATCTTTAGCTGTTCTGATTAAAGTTTCAAGCTTATCTTGCGAAAACTTTTTTACCTGACCTAAAGCCGGAAAAAGATGAACAACCCTAACATTTGGCTTGTCAAACAGGCCGCTATTCGTAAAAAATAAATCAAGAGCGCCTGCCATAACGGTCGCCCCGACCTGGCGACCCTTCTTTATAACAACTGGCTTTCCGTCTCTTCTTGTGGCCTGCAAAGCAATATACCGATATATATCGGCCATAAACTTCCATCCATTATCTAAAACTTTAAACTCTGCGCCGTCTAAAGTTAAATTATTTTGAACAAAATTTGCTGGATCAAAATCTAAAAAACTAGTTTTTAGCTGCTCAAAAAGCTGCTCTTGAGTTTTTGCATTTTTTTTTTGAAGCATTACGATCCAGGACTTGCATGGTTAATATAGTCGGCAACATCATCATCATTAACAACTGATATTTCAGCCTGAGGTATATATTCTACTTTGTCCTGAACTTTTTCGTGTTTACTAGTTAGTTTTGTTATTAAATCTCTTAATTGAACCGGATCAATCATGCCTTCCAAGTTAGAAAAGCCTAATTCAGGATTTTCTCTGCATTCAGAAAGTATCATAGGCAAGCTTGCATCAGGTCGATCACTTACTAAATCTCCAATATATTTGACAATATTTCTAACTTTTTCAAAAGCGTCTTCTCCATAATGCGATTTCATTTGGCATGAATTGCAAGAACCTCCGCATGCGCATGAAGCTGATTTTATATTTTTGCCTTCCGACAATTGAACATTCTTTATTAAGTCAAATCCGACCCTACTTTTTAGATCTGCAATCTTCTCATCTGTAGATGAAAAATCATTTCTACTTTTCATTATGGATTTAAGATTAGTCAAATAATCAGCATTTTTATTTAAATTATTTGAAAAATCATTAATCCAATCAACCGTTGTATTATATTCTTCGCTAATATTTTGTCTTTTTACTTTCATACTAGTTCTCTATGCAAAATAATTCCTTACAAAATCCATGGCCTTGTTAGAATCTTTTGATCCTCCAGAGTAAGTTCCTCTGTCTTTAAAGATGGGGAACCCACTATCCATGCACACCTGCATTATTGCAAGTTCTTCACGTGGCTCTATGGAATACTTCTTTGACAAAAACTCATAAACATCTTCCATTGGATGGCCTCCAGAGATATGCGCGTTGATTAGAATTCCCGTTATAGCCCTCTGAAATGGGGGCACTGCAATAACCATCTTTCTTGGCGTAGAGGCCTCCTTTTTTAGGTCGGAATATTCCACCTCATCTCCGCCAGAGCTTGTCCAGCTTGGTATTCCGTCTATATCCAAAGATGCGCTCTTCTTGTTTTCTTCTTTAAATCTCTTCTTTAATTTAGCTAAGTGATTTTTGAGAACAAGAATATCTCGCATAACATTTACACGAATTTCTTCAAGCTTATGTATATCTGAGTCTAAAGAATTGTCTGTGTCTAAACGAATATTTTTAGAAATTTCACTATTAAGTCTTTCAAGCCAGCTAACAGCTCTTTCGCAGCCCAACTGACTTCTGCCGTCATGTTGAGGTATGTTTGCCGGATACTGCTCTGTAATATGTCCCAAAAACTTAGACAAATCTCCGTCATCTAAATAATTTGTCTCTGCCTTTGGCGCGTCATCTAATTCATCTTCGTCCATTTGAGTTCCAGGAACATACTTCTTTAGCTTCTCAAACTCTTCTCCGAGGTCTCCTGCGTCATCTAAAACATCTGCTAGGCCATCTACAACGTCTCCTAAGCTTAAATCTTTCATTTCATGCCCCGAGGTCGGACCTTCTTGAAAAGTAACTTCTTCAAGAGGAAGGGGAATATTCTCTGACACTTCTTCCACGAAGACAACGTCACCTCCGCCCAGGCCTAAAGCATCATCTAACATATAATCTGCTGCGTTATTTACTCCCTCTACATAAACTACGCCATCATTCGCGTTAGAGCTCGCAGCATCTGCTGCGGCAGCCTCTTCTAAGGCCTGCATAGACTCTGGGTTATTAACGGTGGTGGGCCATTGTGAGTCCGCCGCAGTATCAGCGGCGGCAGCCTCTTCTAAGGCCTGCATAGACTCTGGGTTATTAACGGTGGGTGGACGATCCGAAGCCAGTTGACCCAATGGTGACTCTGCCATCTCGGCTGCGCCTCCTGCTGCTGCGTCCGAGGCCTGGCCGTAATCGCCCCATCCTTGCCTTTGGGCGTATTCTTCTCTAGAATGATCTCTAGATAGATCTTGTCTTTCTCGTCTATCTTCTCTTCTTTGGTCAGAAGCCGCCTCGCCAGCATCTTGGCGCTCACGCTTACGATCTACACGAGCATCATTTTGATTCCAAGGGCTATAAGACCTTCCTTGTTCTCTAGACAGATCTTGTCTTTCCCGTCTATTTTCTCTTCTTTGGTCAGAACCCGCCTCTCTTTGGTCTCGCCGGTCGCGCCTACCAGATGTGCTCTCGTCTTGCCGATTCCATCTAGCTCTAGTCCTTTGCTCCCTGCCCTCAGAGCCCCTAAGGGCTTCCCCGAACCGGCCGGCCGCTTCGCCTACCTGTCTTTGCCACTGAGCTTCTTTTTCGATATAAATCGTTGAATCAGAACTTTGAGGCTCTCTGTAAACTGATGATGTTGTAAATTTTTTATTCATTTTATTTATCCTATTAAACTATAAAGTCCATAATATACGTCTCTACTTTCATTATTATCAGAATAATATTCTAATGGGTACCCGTATTGGGCCTCAGACATATTACCAACAAACGTGTGTGGGTAGAGCGGGCTGCCGGTTAATCCAACATTTCCCGCAGGCACTGACGAATGCTCTGGATCATATTTGCAGTCAACAGCATTCCTCTCTTCTAATACTAAGTCGGCAAAGGGGCAGCGCATAGGCTCTCCAACCATAATCATTATATCTAAATTATCATTCATAGCTTCTTTAGCGTCCTCTTTTTTTTCAAAAATATCAAGTGGTTGCATCTCAGATATGGCCATCATCTTTGTTCCTTCTATAATTCCGCCGGCAGTTTTACACCCATCTGTTATTGAAAGTCCAAATGGACATTTGTGGCTTTTACCTCTGATCATGCATCCTTCTCTATAAATGAGAAAAATATTAGTAAATTTTGAATAAATGACATGATATATAATACTATATTACAAAACACTTAATTCATATTCGCTCAAATTAATAACATCATCTAAATATTTATTTACTAACTTTCTATTTATTATTTCTTCTTTAAATCTTCCAGACAATGGAACCGCAGGAAGTAAATCCATTTCATTTATATAATGCATTGTTAGCTCTGGATTATACTTAAGCGCTTCACCCACAGATGTTGAAACAAATTGGTCACTAACTTTTCTTCCGGGTCCGGCCTTTCCCCACTTTCCTTCTCCTGTGAATTCATCTCTAACGCTTTTTACGTAATCTATTATTTTATCATCAATTTTAAAATTAAATTTTGCAGCAAATCGAATTGCTCTCCACAATCTTCGCTTATCATCATAGAACGTAATATTTGGCGGAACAACCGTTCTTATAATTTTATTATCTATATCTTTCATACCCATATTGGTTGGATCAATAATTTCGTCACTAAGTAATCTTTTATGAAGCGTATTCATCGTAAAATCTCTGCTATATACTTCATATAATTTTGGCGAATTAGCTACATGCCTAAGCTCTCTATCTATATAAGCGATTGCATCTTTTGAAACAAAGTTGCTTGAAAAGTCTAAAGCATATGACTCTTCTGGCTCTGCAACATACACAGAAACATGCCCATCATTAAACAAATGAAACCTAAGCTTTAGGCTATCGGCAGCTAAAATTGCCAACCTCAATATATCTGCATCATTCGTAGTAATGTCTATATCTGGATTGGAATCTTCTTCGCCTCGGTAAATATCCCGGGGAGTTCCCCCTACAACAAATGGCTCTGAAATATAATTTTCTTTACTTATTTTTAAAATAATATTATATATTTCATCTTTATTCATCGCTAAGCCTCTAAGTGTTTAATTATAGCATTATATGGCCGGAGGAAACCCCTGGCCTTGTTCTGGAGCCTCCTGCTCTGGAGCCTCCTGCTCTGGAGCCTGAACTGCTCCAGGGACAAAGTTTGGCTGAGCCTCAATAACTGTCTTGGCGTTAGATAGCTGCCCCATCATCTTTGTCACTCTAGTTAAAGCGTAAGAAAATGAATCAATTAATTTACTTTGAGACTCTGCAAGCTCAGGGAACATTGAGGCAATTCCTATTTTGTCCAGCATAATATCAAACTCTGCCAAGCGCCTAATGATCCTTCTGTCGGATAGCATGCCCGCAATTTCGTCTAATTTTACTGCCGCATCTTCAACGTTAACTTCTCCAGCAAGCTCTTCGTACTCTCCGGGTCTCGCTCCAGGAATAGGAACAATATCTTTTAAAGATGCTGCATCAACATCTCCTGGATTTGGAATCATGTCTTTTATAGTCGGAGCCCGTGGAGGCTCTTCGGCCGGGGCACCAGCAGGCATCCCCGGAACCACTGGTGCTGCGTTCGCAAAAGCAGGGTCTTGAGCAACCTGCTCTTCGGCAACGGGGGGATTGGCGGGGACTTCTTGTGCAATTTTCTTAAGTATACTTGCCTCACCAAGGTAGCCCATCTTATTTAGTTTGTTAGCAGCCCTATGAGTTACATCAGAGGCAGTAGAGGCGAGCTTTAACATTTGAACCTGCAAGCTTAAATTCAGCAATAATTCTGCCAATGCTTTATAATCTTCTGAATTTAGAAACTTATCATTTCTTATAAGCCTGTCTATACGCCTACATGCAGAATGCAATTTTCTCTTCCATCCTGAAAACTCATCTCCTGAGCCGGCGCCACAGCCTTCCGAAGAGCCCTCTGTTTGCTCTTCTTCTGATTCTTCCCCAAATAAAGACTCGCCAAAACTATCGCCGGGCATATTAAAACCAGTTGATCTATTTAAATACGAACTTCCGCTTCCGCCATAATATGGGTTATTTCCTTGCCCCAAATCTGCAGTATAAAGTGCTTTCTTTTTCATTTGCTTATTTTCCTCTGAACTATATTTTAAATGCTCGCCCTTGCTATAATATTCAAACCATTTTTTAAAATTAAGATCCTCATCTCTTTCTATATCTAAAAAATTACTATAATAGTCTAGGGCGTTCTCTTTTGTCATTTCATTTTTTGAAACAGCATCAAAAACAAGATGAGTTACGTCTAACCATTTATTTAAATCAAACTCATCTTCTATTCTGTCATAAATATTTGGATCAAAGTTTGGATAAGCAACCTTTTTCATAGTACCCTTAATTCTGTTTTTTAGCAGATAATAGTAAGCATCATTTATATTCTTAATATTATAAGATAATAGCTTTGATATATCAAATGATTCAACACTAAGCCCCAAATTTCTACTTGCTTTTTTTAAAAATAAATACTTTATAAATTTTTCATTACTATCTATTCCAATAGTTGATAATGCCTCTGCTCTTTTAGTTAAAGCTTTATAGCCGCCCAAGTCAGAAGAGGTCATAAGAGCAGACAGTTTCATTGATAAATATTTATTTATATTTCCCATCATTAGCCCCCTGCGGCTCGATCTCTTTTTTCTATCAATCTTTCTTCTAAGCCGTCTAATTTCTCTAACCACTCCGACTTGTCTGCTGGCTTTTGAGATTTAACTATTTCTTTAATATAATTTAGAAAAATTTCTATTTTTCCAGAAGAAACACTCGCCTCTTCATCAAAAAGAGAAAGATTCCTTTTGACCCAAGCCTCCAAAGATACAAGGCTATTAATGTCATCAAGGTTTAAAACCTGATATTGTCTTCCTTCAATCAACATCTATTACCTCTCCTTCAATTAAGCTTATATCATCATTATTTGCTTTTTTCATCTTGTAATCCAGCTTATCTACAAATATAGGAATAAGATTTGGACTTAATTCCTGCAATACATCCATAACAACTTCTTTCAAAATTTTCGCCTGTTCATTTACTACACTAATATTAATATTATGTTCTATTTTTTTATCCGCAAATCCTTCAATATATTTCTTCCAGTCTTGCATAATAGACTTCATAGTATTAACATACTCAATGAAAATCTTATCTTCGCGCAAAGAGCCGCCTTGTTGCAATAAGTTAAAATAGTATTCTATTCTAGAATTAATTAGTGAGTCCATCTCAAGAAGTCTTTTTGAAACGTCTAATTCAGAAGAAGCTATTTCTTCTATTTTTTGCTGATATGCAGAAGAGCTTGTTATGATCATTCTAGCCTCTGCTTCTTTTGACTCTTGATCAATCTCTGTTCTTTTATCTTTTATATCCTCAAGAACTTCGCCTTTTAAATTTAAATTTTCTGATCTAAACTTCTGAAGAGTCATATAGGAAATATGAAGCCTTTTTGTCCTTGGATGCTTTTCTTTAAGCCATCGTTCAACCTCTTTTACAGAGTCTCCAGATAAAAGCTTTTTTATTATCTCTTCCTTTTCGGGATGATTTAAAATTTTCTTACTCATATTTACCTCAAAATAAAAAGTCCTAGCCTTATTTTACTAGGCCAGGACTCTTTAAGAATTAAAACTTTATTTATGAAGATAAACTGGCTGCTGCCTGAGCCCTCTTGATTGAGGCATCCAAAAAGTCAGCTTCTCTATAAAGACCTCTGTTGTCTAAAGAATTTGCGACATCTGTCAAATAATGCTGAGGCTCCGCCTCTTCTTGTGCGTTTTTCTTCAGAAGCAAATCTAAATAATTAGCTTCATTGCGAAGCCCGTGAAAATCTAAATAATTAGCAAATTTTATCATATGCTCTAATACGTTTTTAGAAAGACCTTCGCTCTTCTTGAACCAAGATCTGCCCTCTTCTTGAAACTCTGCCTCAATATCTTCTGTTCTAGATTTAAAAAAGTCATGAGCCAACTCTCCTCCCCACATTGAAAATAATTTAAGCATAAGCATAAAAGCGTTTAGCCTTTCTCCGCCTGTTCTGGTCACGCCCTGTAACATATGATGAGCCATCCAACCTGCGCTTTCCATATCTTTTTCAGAATCTGATTGAAGCTTTTCCTTTATAGCCTCTAAGTGCCTCATCTTATCGGCTGCTTCCCGGCCTTGCATCCCGGGCATTACCGCAATAAGCTTTGACATAATACCATCTTCGCTTGCAAGAGGCCCCTCGGGTGATGGTGATGCGCTATGCTCGCCAGTTATCATGTCAAATGGATCTAAACTTTCTTCTTCAGAAACCGGATTTAACGCATCCATAACCCATGGGGTCTTGCTATCAACATTGGCTAAGTCACTTATGGGTCGCTTTTGAGCCTTAAGAAAGCTCACCAGCTTGACGATCTCTTCTGTTGACAGCGCATCAGCTGGATCGCCCGCTCTTTTTATCAAACTGTCTAAATAATTTGCTTCTTTATATAAACCCAACTCGTCCAAATGATTTGCAAAGCCCATCAAACTGGTCTGCAGAGCGGGGCTGCCTCCAGGAAATGACGTTCCATCCTCCAAGGTAAATCCCTCGTTATAATCGTAAATCTTCTTGGTATACGGGTCTTGAAATACACCGCCATTAGACCCAGGAACCCTCATGGCCTGCACTCCGCACCGATTTGGGGAGTAACGAGTAGATAAAGAGCGAGCCGTATGTTCCAACGGAACATATGAGTCTTCATGCTCTGGACCTATCCCGTACAGTCTATCTCTCGATGTAGACTCTCCACCTCTCATTGACAAATAGCGTTCACGAGAGGGGTAATCAGTCACATCAGACTGAAAATGCTGAAATATTCCATGCTGATCCCCTAGGGCCAACTTTGTAATATTCTTTAATTTATTTTTTCTGTAACCTCTGTCGAACTTACCGCTCATTATAAACTCCAGTTTTTATGATAATGCGACTCTTGATGTAGAAATCATCGCCCCAGTCTCTCCCAGATTGTTCGTCTGAGAATTTCTTCTAATTGGATAAGGGCGACCCTTGCCATCGAAATCAACCTTGCTGGCAGGCAGACCAAGCTTTGGACAATATGGCTCAACCGATGTTGTGACCCAAATTAAATCTCCAGATTCAAGAGCCTTCTTAATCATAAGGTCTCTATCTGAATCAGCGGATGAATGCTTTAACAGCTTTGAAAACTTATCTAGAGCAAATGTATATTGCTGCCCACCGAATTTTGAATCAATCGCACTCAAAGCGCTCTCTGCCTGTTTATAATCACCACGCGAAACTCCGTCAATCATCGTATCTAAAAGCTGATGATAAGTAAGTCTGCCCATTTCTAAAGTTTCTCTAGATATCTTATTTAGATTCTTATTAGAATTAGCAATACTAATCAAGCTTTGAATCGAGGCAGAGTTTAACTTGCAAGTTTTATTTCCAATCACAAAAGCTCTGGGGATAATTGGAGTTCCGTTCGGCATATCAACGGGCACATTTATATCAACCCTTCCCATAGCCGTTGGAACACTAGCAGTCAAAACTAGCCCTCTTGGCGTTGAAGATGCAATTTTAATCTGTGGATTTTGAACCCCACATCCAGACAGCTCTGCGGCAACAATATTAGTTGCCTTTGCCATCTGGTTTTTATTAAAGTGAGATGCAGCAACCATAAGGCTGTCTTCAAGATCTGCATACATCTCTAATGCAGCAGGAACCACCACTTGATCTACACGCAGCTCTCGAATATCTCTTTGGGCAGCATATTTATTAACAGCACTCTTCTTTTGATGATTATTTGCATCTTTTACAAACAAAAATACATTTTCCTTATTGAGGGTTACTAGATTATCATCTGCCACAAAGTGCCTAGGAAGGGCGGGAAGGCCGTTCGTAACCTGAACCGGAATTGGTATATTCACCTGAGTATAATCAGAGGTATCAATAGATGCTGTGCAAAGAACAAAATGTTCATTGGACCTGATGGCCTTTACAGATAACGGCACCCATCCCAATGATTCTAATTGTAGCTTAGCAAACTTTTCTGCCTTTCTAATAGTATTGTCAGAATATGTGGAAAAAACAGCTTTCTTGTTTAGTGAAAATATGCCAGACAATTCTTCAGATAGTTTGCTTTCTCCGAATAATGGTTCTAATTTATTTTCGCACGGGATTCTCGCCGCCTCTGCGCCCTGTGGCGCTAAATTCAAAGCCGCATGCTTATGAGGCAACAAATCACCCAAAACCTCTCTAAACTTAGATCGTCCACCGGACATTCCATACAGGTTGTCATATAATTGTCCGATATCCTTTTGAGTTGTAAACTTATGCTCGGTAGCTCTTTTCGCTATAACATCCCGCATATGGCATATTAGGGCGTCTCTTGAGTTAAGATACGCTGACTTTTGCAATCTATTTGCGACATAAGCCGTTGTATATGTTTTTCCATTAGAAAGTCTATCCAAAGCTCTCTGTGCTTCCATTGCCATTCTATTTATTTCTTTCATTTAAATTTCCTACTTTATTATTTCTTTTATTTCGGGGAAAATATTACTTAAAACTTCAATTTTTGCACTTGGCTGACTAGCAATAACATTCTTAACAAAGTGGCTATCTTCCTCCACAATATCTAAAAGAGCCGATTTAAATGAAAAAATACTATTCTTATCGAACTCATACTCGTCGGACGAAAAAGCGCAAATTGGAACACTCTTATATGAAAGAGTTACATTGTCGCAATCGTAATTAGCAACTGCAGACCAATCTCCACTCTCCTTGACTTGCAACGAAGGAGTGTCTGTGCATCTAACTAAAAAATCAGCCCCATCGATGCTCTCTACTTTCCACAAGTCTTCATGTTTGTCGTCCAACACCTTAAACATATCAAACGCAATCTTTTTTATTTTAACGCCACCATCTAAAGGTAATACGTTTTTATCGGAAGGGTCAGAAGACTGTTCGCGAAATAATTTAATAAGCACTTCGTCTATTTCAGACATTAGATATACTCCCTGCTGTAAAACTTAAGTTTATTAATAGAAATAATTTCCAACTTATATTTGCCTCAAACCTACAAAACTTAATGCTATTCTTTTAAATTAGTAGGTGAATCAGAGTCTCCATTTTTTACTTTTGAAATTTGCTCTAATGTCTTTAAAATTTCAGGTTTATTCTTGCATATCTTCTTAAGCTTCTTTATTATCCCGCCATATCTCTTTTTATGATTTTTATAGTCAATATTTCCATGCATAGCTTTATGTACAGCAGATTGCGTTATGCCTAAATGTTCAGCTATTTGGTTCTGAGTCTTCCCCATTAATCTCATAAATAATATTTTCTTCTGATGCCCAGTTAAATAATCTCCATTTATTATTTCATATAACTGATCTAATAATTCTTCTTTTAAATCCGATATTCGCTCATCACATGAGTTTTCCATCAGCACGTTGCTTATGCCTCGCTCTGATGAAAAATTATTTAACTTTGCTTGATCAAATGAAATCTCAACAATTTTATATTGATATGAGCTACTTTTTTTCGCCATATAACCCTACCATGTGTTTGGAATAAATTGTTTAAAATCTTTAAAAAATGTAGCCTTACTATTAATTGGGTCAGAAAAATACTCATCTATATCTTTGTATGGTTCCGGAACCCTTAAAAAGCGCAACTTTATCCCCTTATTAGAATATTTGTTAAAAATTCTCTCTGCCGTTTTTTGACCAGCCGAATCTGCATCAAGTATAAACGTCATTTTATCAGAATATCTTGCAAGTTTCAAAAAATGCTTTTGAGAAAAAGCAGTTCCACATATTGCAACAGAGTTATAAATGCCAGATTTGTTTAGAGACAGGTGATCAAAGTATCCTTCTAAAATATAAACATTATTAGATTTCAATATCTTGTCTTTAGAAAAGTTTAATCCGTATAAAATATTAGCTTTTTTATATGACGAATTTTTATATTTAGGAATGCCTAATACCGCCCTCTCTTCATCAGGCATAAGTGATCTGCCGCTTATACCTATTGGATCATTAAATTCAGAAAAAATTGGGAATATTAAATAAAAATAATTAGAAAAATCACTACTATTGTTATAATAATCTAAAATACTTGCCTTAGTTAAAACATCTTCTGATACATGTTCTTTTAGCATAGAGATATTTTGCGGAAAGAATCCTATTTTATATTTCAAAATACTTTCTTTATCCAAAAATCTATCTTTTATCAAATACTTTAAACACTTTTTTGAATTTTTAAGATTACTATGGCATATGGAAATAAGTTTATTTATTTCATTCGCTTGCATCATGTTCCTTTATCTTATCGCTAATTATTTTTGTCTCCTCAATTGCTTTTACCATATGTTGAGTTATATCTATCTTGCACCCATCTTGATTATTCGGACAAGCTTTCCCTACAAGTCTGCTTGAAACAAACTCTGTCTCAACGTCCTCATTGCATGTTTGACATGGAAATACAAAAGCTTTTTTCTTTTTTGTTCTTAATATATCACCATTAGTCTTCATAGAAAGCTTTGAATATTCAGACACATCGGTCAGCACCTCTCCGCACTCATTGCACATGGCATTATTTGTATCCAAATCAAGCGAGGCATCTGTGATCCCGTCTGTCAATCTGCATCCAACATTACATCTTACTATCATTATATCTCCTACTCTATTGCGCTAATTAAACTATTTTCTTGCAACTCTTCCTTTGCAGTGTCAGGAGTTGTGCCACCAATATATAAATCTCTAATTGATTCGTTATAACTTTTTACTACAGAATCATTGCTTGAAAAGGCGCTTATAGCACTCTCTCGTCCACGAATTTTTTCACCATCTATGAGATAACTTTGACTACTTGGCCTTTCGATAATCCCGTACTTTACAGCTAGATCAAAAACTTCTTCTTCAATATTTACTATACCTTTCTTGTATTTTACTTTATACTCCGCCTGCCTGTAAGGAGCGCCAACTTTATTTTTTTGAATCTTTGCTCGCACAGTATGTCCAATCTTATCTCCAGCATTATTCTTTATAACAGAATCAGCACTAAAAACTGGAGCCATATTTATCATCAAACTGCACGCGTGCTTGAGTGCCTTTCCGCCCGGAGAAGTCGTTGGATCTCCAAACATCTGACCTAAATTTACACGAACTTGATTAATGCCAATAAATACAACATTTGCTTGTGCAACAATCGGAGTAAGCTTTTTTAATTCTGTAGATAGAAATCTAGGGATTGGCGCCATATTTGCTTTGCCAATATCTGCAGAAATCTCCAGCGGAGTATTTAATACCGCAATTGAATCAAGAACAATTATCCCAAGATCTTTAAATCTTGGATCCTCTCCTTCTATTACGTAATCTAAAATGCCTTTCATATTTTTTGAAACTTTTTTAGTTTTAGAATTAGTCTTCATAGTGCCGATTAATCCTTCAAAAATTGCTTTTGCATCATTAGTTTTTATGACCATGACTCTAGATATATCAACACCCTGACTCTGGGCCCACTCTGGATCATAAGTATATTCCGCATCAATAAAAAGCGCTGTATTATTGGGATTTGCATCTAAATAACTCTTAATGCAAGAGAGTGCAAGCATAGTCTTTCCAGAACTTTCCTGGCCTGCAAATTGCGTAATTCTGCCCATAGGAATTCCCCCTATACCTATAGCTTCATCTAGCTTTGGGCTGCCAGTACTTATTGCTTCATATCTAGTGCTGATATTTCCGTCAAAAAATACTGTGTCTTCTCCAAAAAACTTAATTACTTCCTTTTCAGCTTCTGACATTGATAGTTTTCTTGTCATTATATACTCCTTAATAATCGTGATTTAATCCACTTTTTGATGGCGGCCTCCAACCTCCGGGGGCTTGCCATGCAGAGGGATCTTCTGGCGAATCAGAAATTACAGCTTCGGTATTAATAAGAAGCAAAGATACGCTCACTGCATTTTCCAATGCAATTCTAGTTACCTTTTTGGGGTCTATAACTCCAGAATCTAAAAGGTCTTCAAAGCTACCAGTTGCAGCATTATAGCCAAAATTTAAATTATTTGATTTTAATACTTTTTTCATTATTTTGTCTGGATCCTCATATGCATTTGTAACAATTTGCGCCATAGGAGCCTTGCAGGCTCCGAGCAAAACCTGCACAGCTGGCAAAAGATTCTCATCTATCTTTGATAAATCAACCATATTAGAGGCTCTCAGAAGTGCCACTCCCCCTCCTGCAACAACCCCCTCTTCTATGGCGGCCCTGGTGGCACTCAAGGCATCATCGAGCCTATCCCCCTTCTCTCTAAGCTCTACTTCCGTTGAGTATCCGACCGATATAACTGCAGCTTTGTTATTTAAAAAAGAAATTCTTTTCTGTATATCTCGGCGCTCGTTTTCTCCCAAGAGCTTTTGAGCGTCTTCCGAATAAAAGCTAAGCCTCTCGCTTATTCTCTCTTTGTTTTTTCTGCTTCCAATTATTTTAGTAGCGTATTTGCCCACAATGACTTTCTCTGCGAATCCAAGATCATCAAGCTTCAATTCCCTGATAGAGTGGCCCGTCTTATCGCCACAAACAACCGTGTCAACCAATGAGGCCAAATCCTCTAGCCATTCATCTTGCTTCGCCCCAAAGGCAGGAATCTCAACAGCAACTGCCTTTATTCTGCCAAGCTTATTATTTGTAACAATGGTCGTCAAAGCTTCCTGCTTTAATGTCTTAGACAAAATTAACAACGGCACCCCTTTGTCAGAAACTTCATTTAATAAGTCTAGCCATCCTATTAGGTTGGTTATCTCTTGATTGCATATTAAGACTCTGCATGATTCAAGACAAATCTCTGTCTGCCCAGCCTCCGTTAAAAAAGCAGTTGTAATATATCCTGACTTAAGCTCTATACCATCTGTGTATCGCACAGAGGTTGCCGCTCCAGGATGTGCTTCTGCCGCAACAGTTCCGTCAAGCCCGACCGCGTTAAACGCTTCTGCTATATTCCTTCCCATCTCTTCGTCATTATTTGCAGAAATTGTTGCAATGTTTTTAATAGTCTCAAGACTATCAGCCTCTGTTGCCATTTGGTTTAAAACCTTAACCACTTCGCTTGTAGCCCATTCAATACCCCGCCTAAACAGAAGGGGGCTATAATTGTTTGTGATTAACTCATTACCTGCTTTTAAAATTGCGTGTGTCAAAACGGTCGCTGTTGTAGTGCCGTCTCCGGCTACAGCCGCAGTTCTTGCAGCCACCTCTTTTACCAATTGACACCCCAATTCTTCAACCGGATCATGCAAAGTAACCTGTCTTGCGACAGATACCCCATCTTTTGTTATCAATGGAGCTGCAGCTCCTCCATATATTCCAAATATAACATTCTTTCCCTGAGGCCCCATTGTTACGGCAACAGTTGAGGCCAGCTTCTCAACGCCTGAGAAAATCTTATTTCGTGCATCTTTTCCAAAAGTCAAATCTTTACTCATTATTCCCTCTTCTTAATTATATGAGTTAAAGCAACCGCAATCGCGTCAGCTTCGTCATAACTCTCTTTTGCTATTTTACCATTTCTGTTTGTTTTTACTTTAAATGATGGGAAATATTTCTTTACAAATTCAAAGCAGTCATCTTTGGATATTATCCTATATCCAGCAAGTTTTGATAACTTAGATCGGATTGTCATAACTGCATATTTATATGGCTCGTATTCAAGCGCACGCAAACACGCAAGTGATGAAATCTCATTAAATACTGACAATACAATTATTGTCCTTGCCGTGCTTCTCCCTCTTGTGAATTTATTCACATATGCCTCAGATGCAACAATATCTGGGGCTTTTAATTTAAAAAAATCATATATTTCATCATAAGCGTCATTGACCCTGTATGTAAGGGTTCCCTTAGAGCTCTTTGGAGGCTTAATGCAGCCATGTTCAATCAAATGAACAGACTTGTCATCATATTCCAGTAAAGCCCAGCCTATAACGGCAGAAGATATGTCTAAACCAATTATTCTTATCATAATAAAAAGCGCATAAAGATGTTACTTTATGCGCTTAATATTTTCTAAATTAATTAGAAATTTTTATTCGAAATCGAAATCGAAATCATCATCTCCAGCCGAGGTTCCCTCTCCAGAGTCCTCAGTCATATACGTGCTTGGATCCCAACCCATGTGCTCGCACACGTCCATAGCTCCAGAAGGAGTGATTAAACGCTCTATATTGATTCGATCATTAAATTCTACAAAGGTAGTCTTTAAATCAGAATCTAGTGCATCTTTTGGATTAGGGGTAACGCTATATAAAGGCTGCTGTCCCTTAGGCCCCTTGCAGATAGTAATATCATAAGCAGTCACCTTGCCCCAGCGACTATTATTGTACAGAGCCTTAACTCCATTATAAATCTGCGGGCCGACCTCAAGCAGTCTGAACTGGTTGTCGGTTCGGTCCAAGACCTTTATTAGCCATCGCGCTTGACGCCTAAATCCAGAATCCTCTAATCTGCGAACAAGTTCGGGATGTTCTACCGGACTATTTACCTTTTGACGACTTCCGTCTGGCTTTACTACCCAGTGAATATAAAATTGCACCGGATTACCCATAACACGAACTGTGTTCTCGCCTTCTTCAAGTCGTATAAAGTCTGACTTAGTTCCGCCAGAGTCTGCCGAATTCCAATCTACTTCTCCAAATACCATTGTTGACATTTTTTCTCCTTATTTATATGTGACATTGTCACGTTTGTAGCTTAACCGCAACATTGCGGATTTATGCTAAAGTCTAAAGTTTATTTCCACTCTATGTCGTTTTCGCCATCTGCGAAATCATCTTCTTTCCCTACATCTGTAGGGAATGGATTATAATCTGTTCCTGCATTATACTTTGTGCCGCTGGCATTTTCAATAGCATAATCTCTACGCAGGAAAGTTTTTAATGCATAATGCCAACCTGAAAAATAGGCCGTTTTATTCTCTAGCCATTTTTTACAAGCTTTCGCTAAAGCCAAAGAATTATACGCATTAACGTAATCATCATCTGACTGTGCATACCACTCTTTGTCTTTTACCGTCTTATGTCCTGCCTGCTTTGCCTTATTTAGGGCAGCATCTGACCATGCCTTGTTTTTTTCTGACTCTAAAAAGCCTATCCATCTATCTAATTGTGCTACTTTTTCTTGGCAAAAGTTCTGTCCTTCCAAAGTATATACTAAGCCCTTTTCTGCAATGTTTATATCAATAACACCATTTTTTGGCAAAAGATTACTCAACTCCTCTACTGGAGTTATATCTATATCTTCAATAGAAAATCCATTTATTGAAACCTTTTCAAATAGCTTAGCCATTATTCTCCTCCGGGCTTGTTAATTTCTCTATTTTCTCTAATCTTTCAACTATATTAGGCACCATGCCCAACATGTCAATATTTTTCTCAAAAACTAAAATTTTTGTTATCTTGTCATCGAGCATTCTAAGTCTTTGGTTCATCATAATGTTTAGCATAAAAAAAAGAATGCCCAAAGATACTGACCTATCTACTGGAGGGCTAATAGCAGTTATTATTCCGTTTTTATCAGTATCAAAAATTTGTCGAAAATCATCTTCGCCAAACTGATTTTTTAGATCTAAAAAATAATCATACTCATTATCATTAAGGTCAAGCCTTTTATTTGCAACCGCTCTAATCAATCCGTTACCCGCCTAACTATAGCGCCTGGGTTTTTATTCGTAGGCGATTCTTTCGCTATTCTTTTGAGTCTTGCGATTCGCAAATCTTCCTCCGCCTCAACAAGCTCCTCATCAACATCTGCTAGGACCTCTTTTCTAATTTCATCTCTAATTTCATCATAAGACTGGTCAGGCTCGGCTTCGCTAAAATCAATCAACTCGCCTTCTTCCAAACCTTGTTCGTCCATACTAATATCGAGCATATTACCTTGATCTAATTTTGTGTTTACTATTCCTGGCTTGCTAACAAAAAACTCAGTAAGAATGAATAAACAAATGTCAAAAAGACTGCTTTCATCCAACGCTTCGGAAAATTCTTGCTCTAAAATCTTTTGCTTCAAAAGATTAAGTCTTCGCATATGAAAATCACCGAAAAGTGCAGCCCCACAAGCTGGGCATATATTTTTAACCAAACTATGTCTCATAGAATTGTTAACTTCAAATTCACAAACTTTACACGCTATCATCTTTCTCTCCCATAAACTCTTTCTAACGCAGAAAGCGCTAAATCTTTCTGATCCATATACTCATTAACTCTACATATTGCTTTTATTGGAACTCCGTCTTTCAATATGGCTCTATATCTATCATAGTCATCAGCCCATACGGTTAATCCGCAAGTATCCCCGTTTATATCTTCGACCAAATATTTAGCAAACTTTCTACCTATGTTTTTGCCATTTTTTATTTTAAACTCTTTAAGCTTTGTTGATATAATTACTTCAATTTTAACCTTAGAGGATGCCTCTAAAGTATTTACATGAGATAATGGCGTCACAAGAGAGCCTCCAGAGAAGAATCCTTTAAATACCTCGTGCAAACTTCCGCTTATAGGTCTGCCCAGAGACTCTTTTTCAAACAAAAGCCTTTTCTTTCTATCCCAATCTTCTTCAGATTTAGAAAATTCAATAGAGCTCATTATCTTATGATACTCAGTAGAATTATTTACTATGCCAAATTCTTTAAACAATTCTTCTTTGCGATCACTTGGAACTTTCTTCAAAGAGGGGTGTTGTAAAAATATTTTTGACTCTATTGCCTTTTTGAAAACCGCCTTGGCCTTAGATCTATATTTTTGATAATTATCATGCATATCTTTTCTTACGCCAGAAAAACAATCCAAAGCACCAGCTTTGGACAAAGACTGAATAACAGTCTTCCCAACGGTTCTACTTTCATTTAACATTAAAAAATTAGGATAATCAACATAAGGCTGATTAGCAACTATAGAGCTAATAGCTTTTTCGCCCACGCCCTTAATGGCAGAAAGTCCTGTGACAATCTCTCCTGATTTTAGCACGCCATAAGGCCCAACACTATCATTAACATTTGGAGGTTTAATTTGAATCTTCATAGATCTGCATTCACTCAAATACTCTTGAGCCTTATCGCTATTTGGGTCTTCTGAGTTTAATAAAGCGCACATGAACTCAGAAGGGTAATGATATTTTAACCAAGCAGTATAAAAAGATATTATAGAATAAGATATAGAGTGAGATTTATTAAAAGCGTACCCCCCAAGAGGTTCTATGTATGTTTTCCAAATCTTGCACGCTACTTCATATGACATGCCGCTATATTCTATACAATCTTTTGTAAAATTTGCCTCTGTACGCAAAACAAGCTCTTGATCTTTTCCTTTTAATTTACTAATCTTTCTTAAAGCATCTGCCTGATTAAGATCCCATCCAGCACAATCTTGTGCAATGATCATAGCTTGCTCCTCATAAACCAAAACTCCATAAGTTTTTTCTAATGCTCTTTTTAAACTTGGATGATCATATACTGTTTTTTCTGCCCCGAGCCTACGCTTAGCATATCTCCTTCTCTCTGCCGGCTTACACGAAGGTCTGCCTATAGCATTTATTGCAGATATATCTTCTATATTTTTTGGCTTAAGCCGTATGCAAAATGGAGTAAGAGAAGATTCTAATTGAAACAGCCCGATAGTCTTGCCTTTCCCGATCATCTCATAAACCCTTTGATCCTTCATATCTATATCATTTACAGATAAGCTTTCCCCTGTAGATTCGTGAATTAATTTAAAAGCATTATCTATAACAGTAAGAGTTTTAAGTCCCAATAGATCCATCTTTATAAGACCATTCTCTTCACACCTTGTTTTTTCCCATTGCGTTATAATGTGTCCTTCCTTGTCTATTCTCAAGGGAATGGACTCATATAGGGCATCCTCTCCAATAACGACTCCTGCGGCATGCATGGACCAGTTTCTGGTAAGATTTTGCAACTTAGAAGCATACTTATATAACTCTGGGTATTGCTTCATATAATCAGATAATTGGCGACTACTCGACATTGCCTCGCTAAGGGTGTCTGCATCTGGCATGATAGAGGTTATAGCGTTTGCTATTTTAAAAGCAGAAGACTTATCTCCACCTAACCTTAAACTTCTTGCTACATCCTTTATAACAACGCGTGGCGATAGAGTGCTCCAATTAGAAATGGAAGCAACCCGATCTGATCCATACTTATCTTTAATATAATCTTTAACTATACTTGGATCAGAAAAATCAGAATCAATATCTGGAAAAGATTTCTTTTGATTATTATGAAATCTTTCAAAGATTAAATCATACTCTATGGGGTCAACGCTTGTTATGCCTGTCAAGTAGGCTACTAATGACCCCGCCGCAGAACCACGCGCTGGCCCTACCGGCATTCTTTCTTTAGCCCAATTAACATAATCTGCAACAATTAACATATAAGACGAAAAATTTTTCTCCTCTAATACAGCTAATTCAGTTTTCACCCTTTCCCAGTATTCGTCTCTATCTCCCTTATCTAAGTGTGTTAGCTTATTCTTGAACCCCTCAATGCACTTGAACCGAAGATATGCTTTATCTTCCGCTATATTAGATCCAACTTCACCCTTCCACTCTTTAAACTCTTTATAATCTAATTCTTCAGAAACAGAGAAAACAGGAAGCATAGCTCCTCGTGGCTTTATATAGCTCGGCTCATCACAAGCATTCATTATTTTAATGGAATTTTCCATACCAACTGTAGCAATATCTTTCCCAAAAAAATCTATAATTTCTTCATGTGTCTTTAGGTACATATCTTGGACTCCATATCTAAAGCGATCTGGATCGTCAACTGCTTTTTTATCTTTTATTGCAAGCATAAAGTCATGATATTTTGCAGCCTCTTTATCCCTATAATGAGCATCACAAGTTATAACATAAGGAATCTTCATATCGTGAGATATTCTAATAAGCGATTCATTTAATTTTTGCTGATTTACTTCCTTTCCATGCTTATTAACATCATATAAGGCATGTGGCTGTAACTCTAAAAATAATCTATTATAGAATATTTCATTCAATCTAGATATATGACATAAAGCTTTTTCTTCATCATTATCAGTTATTAAAGTTTTGGCAACAAGACCATTAGAACAAGCCGTTAAGGCAATTATTCCCTCGTTATAATTCTCAATATGTTCCCAAGAAATTCTAGGCGTCTTCTTTCCCATGTATCCAGAAACTTGATTCTGGAAAGCTAAATAATTTAACTTTAAAATATTTTTATATCCTATAGAATTTTTAGCGAGAAGAACTAAGTGATATGACTTCTTTATGTTTAAGTCATCAGCAAAATAAGCCTCTATTCCAGGGATTAATTTTACCCCAAATTCTTGGCTAGCCTTCCAAGAGTCATACAGAGCAGTGAGCGTTCCATGGTCAGTTACCGCAACCCCTGGATGATTTACTTCTTTCGCTCTTCTAAAAAGATCACGAACATCATTCATTCCGTCAAGTGGGCTGCCAAGCTCTGTATGATTATGTAAAGAAACAAAAGGTCCAGAGGCCATGTAAAGCTCCAATTTTAAATATTAATAATTATTTTTTGTCGTGTATTTTACTCTTGTTCCCAAAAGCCTATCGACAATATCCCTGCGAACACCCCAGTTCATATCCTGTATTTTACCCATGTGATGGTCAAAATGCCACACTAATTTTTCTTTTGCCCACTCTGGATTTTTATGCGCCTTTCTGTGTTTAAAGTAATATTCAATTACTGAAAAAATAAGAGCAGCATAGGCTCCTGGGGCGAAAAATAAAACAGGAGTATGGATTGCAACTAAAAATAATAAAGAGAGCAACTCTTTCGTTGCTGCGTTCCATGCAAGCAAACTCTCATTATAGGAAGGATCTATAAACTCAAATCTTCTGGCATCACTGTGATGTGAACTCCAATGAAATTTAAAAATAGCATTTTTTCCTTTGCCGTATCTGTGTAAAATTTCTTTATGAATAAACCACTCTGCGAAAAGACCGTATGTATAGCCAAGCAAAAAATGCAGGGCAAATATCATCATTCAAACATTCCTATTATGTTATCATATATCTCATTTACCACTTCCATATCAATGTCTTTCTTTGCTGACCCCAAGGCCTGCGTAAGCTCTTTCTTTGGAAGACTCTTCGCTTTTAAAAAATCATTAGACCATTCTCTTCTAGACTCTTGCAGATCTTTTATCTGCAATTCATATACAAGATATTGTTTAACATATTCTTTTACGTCATCAATATTCCACGTAGTATTTTCAGACTGACCATTATCTTCATTAAAAATCTTAACCACACTCATGCTGCCTCCAACTTATTGTTCAAATTAACGTGTTAAATAATTCCACAGGGCCATAAGCCTTGTACCTATCATTATACCATTAACATCAAAAGCCATCTTGTCAATTTTAGATTTTTTTATAAGATTATTTTTATAAAAACTTAACTTTTTTATATCCCAAGATCTAGTCATCTCCGCTTGATGATACTCTCTCAAATAATCACTAATTGCCTCCGCCTGTCTTACAATAGATATATGCGATACCCTGTCCGTAGCTGGTGGCGGATAAAATGTTTGCTTTCTAGGATTTCCAAGTAACACCTCATACGCATATAATTGCTCTATATCCAATAGAGCTTCAGAGCTTAAATCTTGCACGTCTGCCAATCTAGATGCATAATCTTGACTTGGAAATATAGTATTTAATATCTTTATTCTAGCAGCGGGGTCTCCAGTTCTAGAGCTTACATTCCGCTCAACGCCTATAGGGTAGTACCTTCCTGGGGACATTGCCCAAGAGCGAAAATTTCTAAATATATTAGTAGTACCAGCCTTAGAGATTTCAGAATCAGAAACCACCTGAACTTCCTCTAAAGCCTCTCCCGTATTGCTTCTAATCCAAAACAACTCTGATCCAAATTCATCTTCATGGGCCCCCATCATAACACTAGATTCTACAGAAGTATCAGTATAACTGAAATCATATCCAAATAATTCTTTACATTGTTTTTTCGTTATCTTTCCTGAGTTAAATAGTCTTTTCTGCGGATCTAGCAAATCCTCTGGACTTATATCTGTATTAAGCCTTGCACTTAATAATTCTGCTAACCGCTCTAATCCATTTAATTCAATTAAAAATCTTTCTAATCCGCTTTTAACAGCTCTTATCGCAACCTCTGTGTCTCCCTCTGCGCTTCCTTCGCTAACACTCCAAAGATTATGCCCTCCGAATTCTGGGCCAAATGCAGGAGAGGTTATCATCTTGTGCATAATAACCCAATCAATCATAGGCATATATACAGAAGCTCTTGCTCCAAAGCGCTCTGAGTGTTGTGTTCCTTCTTCAAACTGAACTATATTCTGCCTTGCTCTCGCCGTAGCGCTTCGCTTATTTTCTGTAGCAAACGGCAAAGATCTATACATATAATTTAATTTTGAAATAATTTCTTTATATTGCGCCTTTACTCTCTCTTTCTGCTTTCGTCCCTCTGGAGTTCTAATGTTAATTGAGCTTAGATCTTTTTGATATAACTTGTAATTTTTCATAATTTCTTTTATCAAAGATAGCGCAACCTCATGGGGCTCTCTTAACAAAAAGTCAGATACGTCAATATTCTCTATATAATCTCCTATCTTAATTGGAACTGGAATTCTTACGTCTAAAATAGGGAAGGCGGCCTTTCTCGTTGCAGGCTCTTTCATTCTGTCAACATAGCCAAATGGAATTGGCACGCCAATGTTATTAGGCATCAAAGGAACGGGAGGAAAGCAAAGGCCGCGACCCTCCTTGGGACATAACGATCCCAAGAACATCCCGAGACTCGTATCTAACCCGGACTCTATATTAGAATAAGAAGAGACATTATTATTTTCATCAAAATTCTGAATTGTGCCAGGATGGTATATGTAGCTAACCCCTTCAGAGAGTCCAGCATTTGACCTCGAATCTTTAAAATTCCATTCTGACGCCAAAACCTCATAAGCCGCCCATCCATTATCCTTATAAACTTCTGGCAGAGTGTTTGAAATATCTGCGAGCTCATTAGAGCCGGGAAGAGCCTTGCTGCTTAAAACATACATATACTTTTTAGACGCAGGCAAAGGGATGTCTATATTAAAATTATGATGTACACCCTTGACTGTTGTTAATATATACACGGGATAATATACATTGGCCAACTGCTTATCTTTATGCGTCACCAGCATTGCTCCAAACAATGGAATTAATCCATGCGGAACTCCCCCTGCCTCTGCAGAGCTTGAATAATAATTGGCGTATTTTCCTCCACTATTCAAGTCAATAGTTGTAACTGGCAAGTTTACCATGACACTGTTTATTATGCGACTCGCCTTAATAGACTCTTCTGATTCTGGCTCAGAAACAATTATATTATTTAATCGTTCTCTTATAATATCAGAAGCACGCTGTATATACTTGTAAGATACACATGCGGCCTTTACTCTAACTAAGTCGCCTTCTAAAGCTTTTATACAATTAAGTATATTATCAAAATAATCTTCTATAAATTCTATGGGATTATAATGCGGGCTTCCCTCTAATTCTAAATTATCAAATCCTATATTTATTCTCTCAACACTTTCTTTGTCTAAGGCTAGAACTTTATCTATAGAAGATAAATCTAATCCGATATCATACCCTATGTAGTTACTTGTGTTGGGATACTTCATATACAAATTATAAATCCTTGAAATAGAATCAGCAATATAAAGAGCAGAGGATGCCAGCATAATCATGCCCATGAACTCTTTCCCTTTCATCTTTGTGACTTTTAAACTATACCCTTCTTCAGAAATAGGAGAATATATACCCTCTATCTCTCTTGCCGTCAAAGCAGTGGGGGCGAGAATTTCTCTAAAATTATCTGTTAAAGAATTGAGATCAACTCCAGCGTCAACTAAAGTATTAAAGTTTATCTGCATATTGCTTAACAGTAGGTCTCCTCTATAATTAGCGTACCACTCTTTTGCTCCAGACTTCTCATCCGCTCCCAAGTTTTCATTTTTTCTAGCATCATATAAAGTATTTAACATAGAATAAATAATATTATGTATTATATTTTCAGTATTTATTAGACCAAATTGATTTAAAAATCTTAAGTCTAATTTAAATACTCTATTTAAATAGCTTTCTTTAAATCTTTGTAAAGACATATCTATAACAGTGTTGGCAAAAGGAGTAATCTCCCCCTCAGCATATTCAATTACAGATAACATTACATTTCTTGACTCATCTAAAAGTTTCGCCATCTTTTCTTCATCTGTACCCAAAACCTCTGACTTCCCGGCTATAACGCCCTCGGCGTCCAAAGAGGTAGCGAGGTCTAGCCAGTCATGTACGCATGTCAAATAAGACTTTAACATGCTTCCTAAGGGGACCGTTAGTTGATTAACTCCCTTATTTGGGGACGCTGGTGTTGACAGCTTTCCAAGACTGTCTTTTGCCATTTCCATAATACTAGAAACAGTGCTATCTGCCGCTCCTGCTTGAGCAGCCGCTCTGCCCATCTTATCCGCTCCTGCCTGCGCTCCGTCTTCCCTTCCGCCCTCAATATCTTTTCGAGAATTTAAGTGGGTCTCTATTACTGAGTCTCTATCTCTTGTTTCTCTAACTCGTGCAGATGTATATGGCTTTCCGCCCTCAGATCCCCATATATAAGTTCTTGAAGGATGATGAAATGCTAATTCGGCCCCTGTCTCTGGGTGTAAGAAATAAATGTCATATATACTTCTGCCGCCCCAGCCTTCATAATCTGTAGGAGAAGAACCGCTTCGATTACCCTGTAAAATATACGGATTACCCTGACCCTTGCCTGCTGTGCGCAACTTCAATGTATTTTTAAAATTCTCTAATCCTTCAGAAAACAATATCCCGGAATCTATTACGTCTCTCCAAGAGTAAACATTCTTCTTTACATTTTGCATATTTATGCCAGTATGTGTTCTTCCGAAAAATACAGAGTCCCCAACTGTAAAGTTATGACCGTATTTGCATCGAAGGCCAATGTTTTTAATAATATCTATTGTAGAAGATTCAGTTATTTTAGACAACCCAGACAAATTCTGGGGAGAGGCCATAGCCACTGCAAACAAATGGGCTATTTTTTTAAATCTTTCTGCTTCAAACATATCCGCTGCAACTCTAACGTTTCTAGACATTAGCGGAAGAATATCTGAAACATCAACTCCTAAATAAATTAAAGTATTTATAAAGTCTGCCAAAACTTTATTCGCTGCCAAACCATCTGGCTCAGCAGAAGCCTTGCTTATTAGCTCTGTTAATATAGCCGAAAGAGAATTAAGATCACTCGGACTTCTTATAAAAGCAGATAATGAAGTTAAAGCTCCGCAGATCAAATAGCTCATAGAGCCTTCTTGAATAGGGGCAATTGATCCGTCTGCGCTTCTTGGCAGATAAACATCATTACTTGCTACGGCCGCCTCTGTTATGGGGCCGGAAATTGGAGAGGCTATATACGAATAGCGTTCATAATCAGAAATATCAAAATTTTCTTTTCCATAATGCTCTTCTGGTATATCAACTTTGCAAGGGCATCTAAAGTAAGTGTTAGAAAATTTCCACCCACCACCTCGCCGTCGATTTAACTCATCAAGAAAATCTTGCTTTTGTTCCTCACTTATTGTGCCACTTTGCGCCACCTCGTCTAAAGTGGCAGAATATTGCTCAATAGAATATCCCAAAGATGCCCCTGTGGCCTGCAAGTGTTCTGGTCTAATATTTTGATCACCGCTCAACAGGGGGGTTGGGTCCAAAGAAAGACCGCACTGAAATCTTGCCGGCTTTCCTGCTTGCATTGTTTCTAAGCCGGCTCTTGGCGCAGAAGTGTCTCCATAAGGACAAAGGTACTTATAATTTGCAATATAACCACCCTGCTTGCTGCTATGCACAGGGATTCCGCCCATGGCGCTTAATGCTAGAGAGCGCCGCGCCACTCCCTCTATATGCTTTGATCTGCGTGGAGAGGCCACCATAGACTCTATCTCTAACCATGTAGCTCCCTCTAAATAACCCTCTGGAGGAGGAAACTCTCCATGTTGATTTAATTGATCAAGAGTAATTATTGTTCCATCTTTTCTAAGCAGGCTATATCTTTCTTCTTCGTAATCAGAATGCTCTCTCGGATGAATCTCTGCCCCTCTGCCCGAGCCTTTGTAAGAGCCTGTAAAAGGAGCTGTATATATTTCTTTATTACAAGTCGGGCAAGACATGTAACTCCACCCTCTTTTTTTGCTCATAACAGTTTGTTCGTATGCAAATTGCTGAACAAGCTGCCGACCCAAGCTTCCATGTGAAGATAAAAATGCTGCTATAGAAAACTCATTAGTCCTTGATACTTGAGAAAATTGCTCTTGATCAAAAATAACTTCACTATTAAGCGCAATACTTGGAGAAAAGAACGATACAATTGCTTGCAATAGTCGCTCTTCAAATATAGGAGTAAAAGCTTGCATGACCTCTTCTAAAAGGGCCTTATTTGCTTTAGCTGCTCTAGAGAATTTGTACTTAACAATCTCGCTTCGTATATCAATAAACACCACATTCATAATTAAATTATTTAATTCTTTACTAAGCGCGGTATTCGGATCTTTTATAAGTTTAGTTAAACTAAATTTAATTTCGTTATAACCTTCCATCGCATACCCCATGTGATGGAATTTAGACAGAAGATCTTTAATCTTCAAATCTCTAATCTTTATTGCGGCAACAAAATCATCTAACTTTTCTGCCAACTTCTTTCTTTTTACTTGAAGTATATGAATTTTAGAATAACTAATATTCTCTCCAGATAATCTGGAATATTCGCGATTTAAAAGCGCAATAAAATCAATTGCTGCTTTTTCTGTAAGATTTGCAGCATTAAGATCAAATATAACCTTGTGCTGCTCATCATCTATCGCATATAGCGCAGGGAGCCCAGAAAACGCATCGTGAAAATTTAGTTCATCCAAATCTTGCGAAGATTGGCGGGCCGCCGCCAAGGACAATCTGTAATCTTCCTTATTTATTCTTTTTGAAAAGAAAGTTCCAGAGACATCTAAATTTAAAATTACATTTTCTTCAACAGTTAGCCTTTCTAAAATTTTTACTTTCTTTTGAGAAATTGGCTCTTCTTCTTCGGGGTCTCCCTCTTCTTCGCTCGGCTGAGCTTCACCACCCCGACTCTTCCTGACTTGCCCAGAAAGCAAATCATCTACGGTTATTGTAGGCTCGGGACCGGGAGGCTCAGGATCGAGAGGCTCGGGATCGAGAGGCTCATCGACCCGAACCTCGTCTTGCCCCGCTTCCTCCAGGGAGTTTACATTGTCAATTATATTGGCAAAATCTTGCGCCAAAAATTCACCAATGCCATATGCCTCTACAAACTCTTCCGCTTTATTAGCAAATGGGCTTAAATTGTCTAAAGTAATGTCCGCGCCCTCATAGGCTTGGGCTAAAACACCCAAAAGTTCTATAAGCCCACCTTCCTCAAATGCGCCTATAAGTCTTGGCAAAAACTCGTCGCGTGCCTGCGGATTATCATCGGCCAATGCCTCATGAATATCTATTATGTTTTGTATCTTCGTGTGGAATTCACTTAATATTGTTACAAAATCACCGAAAGAATCGGCAGATACATCTGCAAGAACTTGCTTTAATTTGACAAAATCCATTAAACTTTCCAATTTTAACTAACGTTATACGACATATTGATTATCTTTTAAAAACAAAGAAATATACTCTTCTCTTATTTCTTTTATTAGTAAGTCAAACCGTGCCAAAGAAGTTTTTATATGATCTGCTTCAGAACGCGTAGTTGGAACTAAAATTTTACTAGACTTTGAGCATATTTCTATATTGCCATCGTAATAATTATTTATCCTAGTTATTATAGAAGCATCTTTGAAGTTAATTTCATCTATCATCGGCACATGTTCAAGGCCAAGCAATGATGCAATAATTCTAAAAAGAAACTTGTTTTTATTAAGCTCTTCGCCGGTAGTCCAAATAGGAACTGTGGAAATCGCCTTATAATATATATCATCAACGATCTGATTATAAAAATCTTTAGTAAAGATTTCGTTCAAACACACCCCGCTTTTAGACCATAAATCTAAAAATAAAAGTTTTACTGCCTCATTGCCAACCCGCTGCATAGGAGTTATTACAGCATATCCTCTTTTTGCAAATTTTTTATTAGATGGCAAAAGGCTTGTCTCATTAAAAATTTTTTTATTTTCGTCTAATACTTTTTCGATACAAAAATCATATTCATACTTCTCGAATAAATTGGTAAGGGGATATAGCGCATGAATATAATTATTATGTCCCAAAGTTCCATTTATAATCAACGGAACCTCTTTTATTCCATCATTATAATAATTAAACAATCCATATTCATAATTATTTAAAAAATTATCTAATGTAAAATTTAAATCTCTAAACTCTTCAGCGCTTATCTCGTCCTTCTCGATAGATCTCTTTATCCTCTTAACTTTATAATATAAAAATCTAGAAAAACAATACAGCAAAATCTGAGCCCTGGCTCTTTTTTTGCCGAGAGAGGCCCCCTCGACCCTCATTAGGGTATCTGGACCAACAGATTTATCTAAATTATTTAGCGAATTTACCTGAGAAGCAAAAAAATCATCTTCTAATATATTTAATTTCTTTATTCCTTCCTCTAAAAGATTTTTATATTTATTTTCATAAAAAGAAACTTTATCATCAAGAAGCCCGCGCTCTTTGGCATTAATTTTAGCCCTTTCTTTAGGCCTGCCTTGCCCATATTTGGCAACAAACTCTGATCTAGAAACTTTAAACAAAGCTATAGCCTCACGAGCCTCTGCCAGGGTTTTAAATTCAATCTTTTCGATTGGATATTCTACAAAATCCTTTTCGATAGAAATAAGTCTATGCTTGTAGGCTTTATTTTTTGCTCTTTTTTTTAAAACAAATATTTTATACCTAGATACATCCTTCTCATCTTTAATATGTTTTAAGATTTCATCCCTCATACTATTTTTAATCAAGCAAGTCTTTTAATATTTTAAAGCGATCAAGCTTCTTAAGCCTCATGCTTGCCGCCCACCCGGTCAAGCCTACACTTTCTGCAGCATCTTTAATTGAAAATCCTTCCAGGCAAACTTTCCTTAATATGATTGAAGTCTTTTCGTCAATCGCCTCTGAAAGCTTATCTATCAAAAGCTCTAATTCAACATCATCATATGATGTTCTATCGTCAGAATAAAGCCCACTAGAGTTTGATAAAGAACTTTGAAAATCCGCATACTCTTCACCGTCATTCGGGTTAACTCGCGGCATTCCACTAAATATAAGCTCTTCTCTGGACCTCCTATGAGGATAAGAATAATTTTTGCTACATACTTCACAGCTATGTCCGCACTTTACTTTGCCAGTCTCTTCCTCTATGTATTCGTCTGAAATAATTTTGCCACCACAACTACATATAGGGTTTTTCTGCATATTTTCAGACAATGAAAACGCATCATTAGAAAGTTTATTAACGCTCTTTATTTTTGAAATCAACTTATTTCTAAGATGAATATGCAGAAAGGTACTTAACTTTACATTCTTTTTCGGATCAAATGCATCAACTCCTTCCATCGCAATTACTATCAACTCTTGCTTGATGTCATCAAAATTATATCCAGGCATATATGTTTTTGAGGCCATTTTACATAATAGCGGGTCTATTCTCTCTATAACTCGCGCATATCCTTCTTTTGTATCTGTATTTATATGCACGTCTTCATCATACATTCTAACTATACCTTCAAACATCTTATCCCCTACTCTGTCCATGCATCTTGGCATATTGGTTTATAATCGCACCACCTGCACAAAAGCGATGGCTTTTTTACCCAAGAATCATCATCTTCAATATATGTTGCAGTTTTTATTATAGACTGCTTGCAGCCATCTATTTCAGATCCAGCGAAGGTCCAATCAACAGTTTTGCAACCGTGTTTCAAAAGCATATATGAACCATGCACAGTTTCTGCATCTGGATACTTTTGCCTAACTGCTTCGGCATAAACCAGCAGCTGAAAGCTGGTTAAATATTTTTGATTCTTACTGGTTTTATAATCAAGAACTCTATATTCTCGATCTCCAATTTTATCAATTCTGTCTATAATGCCCCTTACTAAAATCTCTTTTCCGTCAGCTAGGAGCTTAAAGTTATATGGGGCCTCAATGCCAATTACATTTGGCATTCCTTTATTTTTTAATAAATTTAAATAATCTTGCATTATTTCTCTTAAATATAAGAGGCCAGGAGCGTCTCCATTCGGAGTCCACACTGGCTGTTCTAATATGGCAAGATCAAATTCTTTTACTGCCTTTTTAAAAGCAGTCTTCATTATGTCTGAATAATGACTTTCTCCAGATTTTGTTCTTATTATTTCTTTATGAAATAATTCGAGAATTCTATGGGCGCATGAGCCAAACTCAGTGAACCCCCACTTAGCCCTCTCTACATCTGGCTTTTCTATATACCTATAATGGTATTTTTTTGGACATTTATTATAAGTGTCCATAGAGGACACAGAAAGCTTTAACAAAACTAACTCCTTTTGTAGCAGGAAAACTAAAAAATTTGACTCATAGCTCTATCTTGAATCCATCTATATACAAACATTTTTTCAGACGAAAAAGATACAGCCAAGGGCTTGTGCTCTATTCTCTGAATAGATTTTAACCACCTAGATTCTCTACTTTCCCAATAAAAAGATGTATATATTCCAGTGCTGGGATTATAAAAGCTTCTAACATAGTTTCCTGTAATAACTTGTTCTGAATTCCCAATTTGCTCATCGTAAAATTTGCTAACTGGGTCAAGATTATTATAGGGACGATTTACTATCTTGACAACTTGTTCTTGCTTTTTTTCGTCCGTGGAGCCGTCTATCACAATAACTCTAGCCGTAGGATCAAAGTCAACATTATTATTTGGAGTGCTTGTTATTGTCTCTTTTGCTTTAGAGGAAATTTCTGCAAAGTTAACAAAAGATACAGAGGTTTTGTATTTATCTAGCATAACTCCACCGCGATTAACCCTGGAGACCTTTATATCTAAATCATCAAAGCTCTTTGCAACCTCTTGAGCCGGATCTCCACTCGCATCGTAAGACAGACTATCAACAGCGTCCTCTCCATAAGGCATAACCAAAACGCCCTCTTCCCCAATATGCCTTGGCCCATTTAAATCCGTAGAGTCTGGAGAGTATTCTTGCTCTAAAACTGCCGAACTATCACTTGCCGATATAGCAACAGCCTTAATAGAAAAAGCTACCCCACCTGAAGGCAGGTATACTCTTCCCACAGCAATCAGGGATTCTTCCGTGGGCGCAGATCCGTCGAGGGTATAGTAGATGCTAGCTGGCTCGCTAGAGGAAAAGGCAACATACTCTGGGCTGCCAGAAATAAGCTCAACCGAACTCTCTGTCATAGTTAATACTATCATGATCTCTCCATAACTTATCTGCGATAATTAGCATACCATATTAAAACGGATCTAACTATCTAACTATAAATTCTATTTGGCTTTCCCCATTAACCTTTGTTACATCTATAACGTTATCAAATCTTTCTTTCAGCCCTTCATCGTGAGTAATAACCAGTATTTTATATTTGTCCTCTAATGACTTTATTACATTTATAAAAAGAGTTTCAACGCCAAATCTGTCTAAGGGCGAATTTACTTCATCTAACAACAAAAATTCTAACGAAGATCCGCCATATCTTGAGGATATTTCACTAAGGGCTATCCGCAACGCCAAGGAAATTCTAAACTTTTCTCCGCCACTAAGAGATTTAAAGTTTTGCAAACACCCATCTTTACGTACTTTTAAGTCCAAAGTTTCAACGATAGACGTTCCATCTGCACCAGGACGCTGTGTTTCTAGCGTTATAACTGCAGGTTCGTTGCAAATTGACGAAAGAGTTTTATTAGAAGTTTTCTCCAAATCTTCAATCACAGCATCTAAAAGAATTGTTTGTATTCCGTTTTTGCCAAACATTCTTGCCAATTTGTCAAACAATGCAACGCTCTTTAGCTTCTCATTTAATTTTTTCTTATTATCTTCCATAGCATCCTTCTTAGAGCTCAAAGAGCTTTCTCTTTCCTGCAGCCTTCCAATCTTTTTATTTTCTTCAGCAATGGATTTTAACAAAACTTCTTTTTCATCCTTTAAGATTTGAATATTTGATCTTATATTCTGAAAATTTTCATTTTTAATTGATTCTAATATTTCTATATTTGTTTTTAATTCAGACTTAATATTGTCTAGCTTATTAGATTGAACCTTTTTTTCCTTTACATGTTTATCTAGAGTTTCTTTTACAAGGCTTAGCTTGTATTCTAACGGCTCAATGCTAGCATTTGCCTCTTTTATCTTAGAATTGCCCTTCTCTTTCTCAAGCCACTTTTCTATTTTGCCCTCAATCTTTACAATGCTTTCTTTGCAAACTCCGACGCTTTTCTTGTGACCATCAATTCTTTCTCTATATTCTTTTGATAACTTTTGGCTAAGAGTTTCAGGAATATTCTGCTCACACACATGACATGCACCGCTGCTTAGATCAATCTTGTTTAAATTACTTAAAATTAGTTTAGAAGAAGCTACGCTAGACTTATGCGTCGTTAGCTCACTGCGAAGCGAATCAACAATTCCTGTAGGCACCTCTTCTTCAAGAAGATTTTTTATTGATATTGAAAGATTGTCAATATCATTCTCTATTGCCTTCTTATCTTTTTCATATTTAACTATCAAAGCGGTTTCTTCGCCTAAGAGGTTAGCGGCACGCTCTTTGTCTTTCTTTAAAGAAGAAATTTTTTCAATAATTTTATCGTATGTCTCTGTATCCAAAGATTCTTTTATCAAAGAATATTCGCCACTCAGCAAATCAAGCTGTCCCACAACTGAGGCTTTCTTAGCCGCCAGCTTCTCTATGCTGTCTTTTAATAATCCTAACTCCCCCTCTGTTTTCGCAAGCTCTTCAACCAAATCTTTATATCCATCTACAGATGCCTGCAACACTTTGCACTCTATTTTGATATCTCTAGCCTTTTTCCTAGCCTCCTTATCGTAGTCGTCCCATCTGGATATATCTACAATAGATTTTAAAATCTCTTTCTTTCTGGAAGCTTCTGCTTCTGCAAACTCAGATATATCATTCTGTCTAAAATAGACAGAGTTTATAAAAGTTTTATAATTGAGACCTGTAATTTCTTCGATTAACTTATTTGTATCTCCCGCAGTAGAACAAGATAAGTCTTGCCAGCCTTCCACTGGATCAGATATACAAAATTCAACAGATGATGTTGAGTTCATCCTTGATCTGGACCTTCTTACCTTATATAAATTATTATCATGATTAAACTCTAACTCTACAAAGCATGTGGCAGATCCCCACATGATTATATCATCCATCATAGAGACTCTTGATTTGTTAAAAAGGCACCATAAAATTGATTCAAATATGGCACTTTTCCCAGAGCCATTAGACTTTCCGTAATCGCCCTCTGTATTGCCTATGAGCAATGCAGAAGAAAAATCTGAAAAATCAACAGTGCTATTTTTGTGTGAAAAAAAGTTTTCTAATTCAACTTTTGTTGGAATCATATTTTCCCCATAATTTCCTTTGCTTCGGTCAACAGCAACTCTTTAGAATCTAAATCTATATTCTGTGACTTAAGAAAGGCTTCAAACATTTCGTAATCATCTTCGTAGCCTAGAATGGCATTATCTCTAACAATCCTTTGTGCAATAGGCTCTATAATTACTTTGGATACATAAAACGCTCCATGGCTATATATGGCCGTTTCAACCCTCGACACGTCTAATACTGGCAAAACTTTTTCATCAACAACCAGCTTCAATCTAACTATCTTGTCTTCAAGAGAAGAGGCCTCTAATTCTTCCTCTATTCTGTTTTGAACATCTGCAAAGCCAACCCCAGTTAAATCAAAGGAGTCATCAACAAGCTCTCTCGTTTTAGTTTTACAAAACTTTATCTTTTTATTTAAAATATTATAATCTATATAATACTTGTCTACGCTTGAATCTCCAAAGTTTGTCTTCTCCATGGAGCCAGAATACACACATACGGGTGCGCGCTTGCGCAATACTCTAAACTGATGCAAGTGCCCCATAACAACTAAGTCTGCGCCCTTAAAGGCCTGGGGGCTCGTTAGAATTTCTGTTCCGCCATAATCATTATAACTTCCTTCATAAAAGAAATTATGTCCAACCGCGACCAGAGGTATGTCTGAGGCTGCGGAAGATACTAAATTTATAATTTCATTATTATATCCATCTGATTGCTCCTTGACAGATTTCCCCTTATACATCTTCCTGTCCCTATAAGGCAGGAGAAGAATATTAACTTTTTCATTGCTTGAGTTACAAACCTGAATAATCTCAGGCTCTATTAGCATTCTTACGTTTGGATAATCTGCAGAAGCCAATGAAGTTATAGAGCTAGTAAATGATGGGCCGCTTTTTTTATAATCATGATTCCCCATTATCACAAACGTTGCTATATTTTCATTAGACAAGCGCCTAAGAGCCTTATCTACAACCTTCATATGTTCAACCGAAGGATTTCTGCTTTCAAATATATCTCCAGTTTGAATAAAAATATCAGCCTTTGTGTTTATGGCGTGATCAACAATAGAGTTAAAAGTATTTTCATAGTCATCAACTCGCGTATTACTGCCCTTGCCATTTGGCCTTCCAAGGCCAAAAATGGCACCTATATGCGTATCTCCACAGATAATCATTCTCATTTGTTTTGATACCTCCTATTTATAATAAGCTTTATTTTATTTAAAATTTTCTTTGCCGCACCAACATCACATCTATCTATAGAACACAAGCGCTTATCCGTATGTTTGATAAACTTCTCGATCCACTCCATATCTTCTGAGTGAAATCTCTGTAATTTTCTAAATTCATTAGAAATCATTATTAAATATTGAAAGTTACTTGCTTTTTTTATTACTTTAATATTCTTAACTTTATCTGCATCTACATATTCGGATAGATCAAAAATAGATTCTGAAAAATCTTTTTCAGCACATAACATATAAAAGTCTATAACATTGTTAGATGCTCCACAACCAAAGCAATAAAAATTATTGTTTATCTCATCTATATAAAGAGAGCCTGTTCTTTCTGAGCCATTCTTATGCTCTGCCGATGGGCACTTGCACCTGTGTGTAAAGTTGCCAGTATTAACCTGCTCCAACCCTATATTAAATTTATCTGCTATACTTGCGATATTTACACTATTTAATATCTGCTCTTTCGAATATCTAATCAAAATTTAAACCTGCTCCAAAAACTTGGACGCGCCTTAGCGATTGGGCTTATAATATTTAATTCTTCTTGAATATCAAGAATATTTGGCGCTCTAAACATTTTTGGTTTAGACAATGTGCCATCTAAATATAGGCCAGTACCTACGTCTGTTATTTTTTCTGCTCCATTGCAATCTAAAACAATCCTACTATCAACAGCCGACGCAACTTTCAAAGACACTCTGCCGGAAAAATTCGCTTTAACTAATCCAGATATTACTCTGGCAGATGGTCTTTGTGTCGCAAGAATTATAGAAATACCAGCCGCTCTGCCTTTTTGTGCAACAAAGCATAATACCTTTTGTATATCCTTATCTTGTAATACAATATCTGCCCACTCGTCTACAATCACAACTACTGGACGCATTTTATTCTTCTGATCTACTTTTTTATTATATTCTGACGCGTCTCTTGCTCCATGACTCTTTAGGCATCCAAATCTAGACTCCATGAGTTCACGAACACCCTCTATCATCGCCTCTGTCTCCTCAACAGAGTGAGAAATAGATCTTATTGCTTTAAAGTTTTCATAAATACCAAACTCTACCATCTTCGGGTCAACAAGGTGCACAAGCGCATCAGAGCCCAAAAGAGATAATACAAAGCTATGAAGCAACATGCTTTTGCCAGAGCCAGTAGTCCCTGCTACCAATAAATTTGGCAGCTTATTTAAATCTATACTGAAAAATTCCCCCAAAGTGTCTACGCCTACCGCTATAGGCGCATAATGATTTTTAGCAAAAGAATTATATACAGACTGAAAAGTAGGAGACTCTATCTCTTCTCTTTGAATTTCAATCCTATATACCCCATCCCTCATAACAGGATATCCTTTAGGGTGGGAATGAGAAGACATTGCTAAACCTATATCTACAAGAACTCGATCTAACTTAGAAGATCTGATTCCATTAGATAATTTTATATCATAAATATCAAAAAATCTCTTTTTATCAATCTTTACATACTCCGTCTTTATCCCAAATGACTTCAAAAGGCTGAAAATCTTTTCTTCCTTTTTTTGCTCAAATATCCCTATTACCTCTGACGCCTTCATTCAAACTCCTTAGTTCCTGCAGAACATCTCTAAGGCCTTCACGGTAGCCCACAAGAGCATTGTAGACACGGTCGGAGGAGCAGTCAACGGAAAATTTTTTGGCATCGTCCTCTATTTTTCTAATCTCTTTACTTACATTAGAAGCTTTATCCGTTAAAAGCTTTATAGCTTTGCTCTTAAACGTCATCTCTTTATCTTTTGATTCTTTTTAAGCTTTTCTATTTCTCTTCTCAACTCTCTAACTTCTACTTCTAATTTAACTCTATCATCTTTAAGTTTTAAATTAGATCTTAAGGCTAATATAATTAAACCAAAAATACCCTCTCCAGGGTTTGTAGAGTCAAGATCATCTGCGGCTACAAGCAAATTATTTAAAATACCTACGACTCGGTTATGAAATCCAGGAGTTTGATTGTCTGGATGAGTTTTGTCTGACAACAGCAGCTTAAAATCATTGAAAGCTTCCTCTACTTTATTTCTAACTCCCTTTGTTTTTGACTCTAAATATTTATTATTTTGTGGCACTTTCAAATCAGACATTGTAATCCTCTTTTAACACTAACATTATATATACTCCGCAAACTTTATGCATTTTTAAAAATGCTTGAATTTTTCGTAAATTTTCTTCACTAATTAAATTAAAATTCCTATACAAGAATGTTACTATATTAATGCATTTATTATAGTCATAACATGTAGAATCAAATAATCCACATGCATTGTCTAAAAAGTGAAAAACTTTTTCTCTTTCTTCTTTTTTTACTTTTGATAAATCAATAATTGGATTTGAAATAGAATTGCAATATAAAAATCCATCCAAATCAACATGCCCATTACAACTTAAAACAATATAGGCCTGCAAAGTAAACTCCTTAGACTGTACAAATCTTTGTATGTATTATACGAAATATGCACAAAAGCATTTGAACATAATATTGGCCGAAGGTATCAGGTAGAAAATGGCTGGCCTGGATTTTCAGCAGTAAAAATTACAAATGAGTCATTAGGCATACACGTCCAGGTATTATCGCCAGTACATAGCAATGTAAATATAGAATCAACCTGCCCAAGCGCGTCTGTTCCTGTTTCAATTTTTACCTTAAGGGCTCCAGCGCCCCGAAAGGTACTGTCATCATTGTCCTTGTACATAAGAACACCGCCGCCGATGTAATCACTCGAATTAGCTGCTATTGAAATAACATGCTCATTGAGGCTCGGCGCTTTCCCTACCATGATTGTAAACCATGCTCCTACAGTTGAAGCTGTTGCATTAGGCAGAGTAATGGTTCTTGCTGTTGTAGAATTAAATATAACAAGCGCCCCAGATTCTGTGTCCGACAACGTTATGTCTGCATCTGTTGCTTGCAAAACCGCTCTTCCTGCAGATAGGCTTCCATGAACAACGGCTGACCCGCTCGATGGCTGAATATTGAATTGCCCTGCGGAACTTGTATCTAACACTGTATGACTTGAGCCGTCATAAGCAATCTTGACTGCATTAGTGGTTGACTCTACTATAAATTCATTTCCGTCAAATGTGAGGTTTGCCTCTCCGTTTATGGTGCTGGAATTAACTGATGTTATGATTCTATTGTTTCCGGTATTGGAATAGGTTGCAACAGCCCCGCTTCCGCCAGCGGCCCAGCTTAGGATTCCGTTGCTATCGGTAGTGAGGACATCACCATCACTTCCGTCAGCAGCAGGCAGTACCCAAATTTGACTGGAAGACAAGTCTGGAGCCTCAAATCCTACATAGTTTGGCCCATCATAAAATCTTAATTCATTATTACTTCCGCCTACAGCAATATTTCCATTTACATGAAGTGGGTTTGTCGGATTAGTTGCTCCGATCCCCACATTCCCCGCTTGTGTTATTCTCAACCTCTCCACTGGAGTTGCAGTGCCGTTTGGCGTAGTCCAAAAAACAAGGCGCGAGGGCATATCTGAAGACCCAGGAGTGGCGTCAACATATGATGATATTCTTGCGCCAATTCTTTGATTGCTTCCATCAAAACCTTGAAACTCAATGTGCCCCAATGCTGTATCATTTGCATTATTTCCATCTAGATAAGTCACAATCTCGCCGGCCTTGTCCTTAAAGAAGGCAAGAACCTGAGCGGTTAGATTGGCTCCTACAGAATTTATAGCTACATCATGAGCTGTTACTTTTAAAGCTTGAGAGTCAAACTCTAGATCTGCCTCTCCATACAAGCTATCGCTATCAGAAAATGTGGCTATTCTGTCGCTTGAGCCGTTTGAGGCATCTAAGCCTCCACTTGCAGCGGCCCAGCTTAGGGTTCCGTTGCTATCGGTAGTGAGGACATCACCATCACTTCCGTCAGCAGCAGGCAGCGTCCACATTACATTGTTGCTAACAACTGACGGGGATTTAAAGCCAACATAACGCGTGCTATCATCATCGTGCCATCTAAGTTCTCCGCCAAGCAAAAGCTCAAGATCTCCAGTGGGCGTAAGAATCATCTTCTCCGTCGTGGCTGCAGCCCCCGAATTGGTTGAAAAACAAATAGAGGCAGGCATATTATTATTGCCAGGAGAGCCTGTTACCGTAGCATGAATACTTGCCGCAACAATATCTTGGTCACCATCAGCGCCGTCCCACCTTAAATAACCAAGAACATCATTATCCTCCACTATCGTTTGGCCATTCACAGAACCGTCTCTACCAGACTGAAAAATAAGAGCCTTTGGGACGCTAGAGTTTCCTGGGTTCATTCTTATTGCAATATCACCATTATGAGTCTGCAAGGCTCTCTTGGGATCAGTGCAACCATTTATGCCGATATTTCCAGCGCTATCTATCCTCATTCTTTCAGTGGCAGTATCGGCATCATCTGAAGTTGTCCAGAAGGTTAATCTGCCCGGAGTATCATTATCTCCTGGGGGTGCATCTATCTGTGCTTTAATAAGCGCAGAGACGCCATAGTCGGTTCCATCTGACGCCTGCCATTCCAAGGCACCAAGATCTTCGTTATTTGCAACCAAACCATGAAGCCCAGCGGTTGCGTTCGCGCTCTTTGCAAATGTAATTCTCTTATGTGCTGAATCAGAAGTGTTATTAGTCTGGATGAGAACATCACTATCTTGAGCTATAACAACTGTTCCATCATATGTAAGTCCAGCCTCACCACTTAACCCGGAGCCAGTAGCGGTTACTAATCTGTTGTCTACATTCCCTGCTAGGGTCACCCCGCCGCCTTGCGAATCAACATATGCTTTAATAGACTGCTGTGTGGCAAGCTTCGTGTCGCTATCAGAAGACAGATCGTCTTCGTCTAATATGGCACTACCACTAACACCTGTGTTTAACACAGGGCTGGTTAACGTTTTATTTGTAAGCGCTTGTGATCCTTCTAATGTAGCAACCGTTGCATCTATATTTAGAGTAACTGTGTTACTAGAACCTACAGAATCTATTCCCGTACCACCTGCAACAATTAAAGTCTCTGAGTCTAAATCAATAGAGAAAGCGCCGCCAGTATCGCCTTGAAAGTCTAAATCTTGAGCCGTCACTTGCGAATCAACATATGCCTTAATAGACTGTTGGGTTGCCAATGCTGTTGCGCTATTTGACCCCATTGCATCTTCATCTAAAATGGCACTGACAACTGCTGCAGATGCATCAAAAGAAAAATCCCCAGTTAAGTTTATGTCTCCCGTTACATCCAGCGTATGAACCGGGTTAATCGTTCCAATACCGACGTTGCCAGATGAGTCAATAACCATACGAGTGTTAAGGCCATTAGTTCCAAAGCGCATTGCCTTTGAATTCTGGCTATAGTCCACCCAGCCTTCTATATTGTTAACGGCGGTATCACTTCTGAATTGAATCGTGCCCATATGGGTAGGCCCGGAAACAATAGTCATTCCCGTGTGGGCTGTTGTTGATCCAAGTACAAGATTTCTCTTTTCATCTACGTAATCATTAGGAGAGGCAATTCCGATGCCGACGTTACCATCGCTCTTAATTCTTAACGCTTCGACCCCATCTTGAGCTTTAAATACATGATCTTTCCCGGCCACCTGCTGCTGATAAATAGCATCTCCAGAATCATTTCTTATAGCCAAAGTGTCTTGGTTGGCGTGTCTAAGAACATGCGCTCCCGTCCCTTGTGTGCTGAAAGTTAATCCAACGTTAGCATCTGATCCAGAGGCCGCAAGAACTGGAGCTCCTCCTGTTGCAGCATTAGAAATCGCTAAATTATTTACAGCGTCAGCAACTTGATTGAATTTAGCTTGATAATTTCCGTTAGCGTCCTTAAATCCCTTTGTGTCATTTGTAAAATGTATATCCCCCTCAAGCTTCTGATCTCTAAGGCCAACTATATCTTTATTGGCGTCTAAAACAACAGCCTTGTTAGCCTCTGCTGTGCCACCTGCCGCTGGCGTTTGGCCTCCAGCATCATTAAGCTGCCCAATAGACGCTGTTAACGCAACTCCACCAATAGCAAATCCGGTTGCATTTACAACTCCATCGGCGTCAATTCTATAAGTTTGTCCAGCATTAATCTTCCCAACTCCCATATGTCCATGCTGATTTATATTAAAGGGAATACGATTATTACTCGGATTAACAGAATAAAACATCAGCTCAATGCCATCGGCATCATACCCTCCTGATGGAGGGTTTACAACAACCGCAGTGTCTTCATTTTCAGGCCCTGAAACCTCTACCGTAGCTGGATTCTCTTCAGTTGATTCGAAAAACTCTATAGGAGCCCAATATACATCGCCAGCTAAATTATTGGGGGCCGATCCCATGTCTCCGTCTTTATCCCAAACTAAAACCTTCCCCATACCTTCGGTAATTTCTCTAATTCTTACGGGGGATGTATTAGCTCCAGCGGCACCTTTAACATCAAGCCTTCTAAGAACCTCTGTCCCTCCACCCTCTACAAGTCCAATTCCTACATGACCTTTGCTTGAAATCCTTACTCTTTCTGTAACAGAATTGTCTCCATCACTTGTAGTTCCGAACACAAGCATTCCGGGCATATCGTCCACATCGACCCCGAGGGCGTCTTCATCAACAAAGCTAACAATATTTGCTGCTTGCACATACTTTGCTCCATCTGCTCCAAAAAATCTAATGGCCCCAAGGGCATCATCAGTAGTTACTTTCGTATAATCTGTGTATGCCCCCGTAGCTCCCTTACTCTTTCTAAACTGAATAGACTTGCAATCAGCATTCGCTGGCTCATTATGCGCAATAAGCTGATCACTGTTCTGCATATGGAATGGAAACGCAGGACTGTCTGTTCTGAGTCCTATCTGATTGCTTCCGGCTCCAGGGCTGTCCCCTCCTACGATTAAGTTTGTATCAGTCCCATCAATCTCTATGCCTTGGTTAAAGTGCCAACGATTAGTTGCGTTAGCCCAAGCGATTGTATAAACAGAAGATCCGCTTCCATGAAGGGTAATTCCTCCTCCATCTGCAAGTGTATCTGTAGCAGAAGAGCCAATGGCATTTAACTCAATATTTGGATCGTCAACTGTCATCTCTGTAGTATTAAGAGTGGTCATTGTTCCATTTACAGTTAAATCACCTTCAATTATTGCTCCACCATCTACATGAAGAAGAGCTGTTGGCTCCTCGATTCCTATGCCAACCTTTCCATCATTCTTAATGGTTACTCTTTCTATCAGACTGGTGCCGCTCACCGGAACCGTTTTAAATATAATTTTTCCTGGGACCGATCCGGCAACAGGGGCGCCATCAACTTTAGCATGAATAGATGCAGCTTTCGTATATCCAGTGGAGCTTGGATCACTATTATCTGAATCGTACCCATCGAACCGAATAGTGCCAATAAAATCACCACTTGTGACGCCAAGGTAGCCTGTACCAGTCGGATTTGCAACTCCGCCTCTAGCTTTTCTAAAAACTAGATTCCCGCCCCCGTCGCCATCGTGTGTCTCTGTGAAAAAAAGGACGGAATCGTTGCTATTATCTGTGCCTACTACATGAATTCTTGCCATGGGGTTGTCATATCCCAGCCCTAACCTATTATTTGTATAGTCCCAAGAGAATCCAGACTCTGCGCCGAGAACACCGTTATGATTATATTGTATATTTTTATCATCACCGGCAGGCTCAAACAAGCTTAGGTCTAGATAGTATTGTTTATTCCCTTCACTATCTATTTCATATACAGGAATGGCGTTATATATTTGGCCTATCGGATATGTTTGAACATTTCTTTTTTGTACAGCAACATCAGCCAAGTTTGCATGACGCAACTGACCGCGCACGTGCGCGCCAGCAGTTAAATTAACCTTCCCCGCGTGTCCGTCCGTTAGCTCACCATCGTGAACGTGCCCGTAATGACCTTCTTCAATCTCTGTAATAAAATGGGAATTCGCCCATTCTGCCGTTACAATTGTTACTGCGCTAGTAAACTCAGTAGACTTTGCTTTGCTATCAACCGCCATTCGATCCCCTTAAGACTTTTTCTTAAAATGCTTTTTAACTTTATCGCTAGATTTAAACTTAACTGACTTATATGGCTCTAGCATCATTTCTTCTTGAGTCTTGGGATTCCTTACTGGTCTTGAAGAATGAGTATATAAATAAAACTTTCCAAACCCTACTATTGATACTTCTTCGTCTTCTTCTAAAGATTCTAAAATAGAAGAGAATAGCTCCTCAACAACCTGAAGAGCCTCCTTCTGAGATAATAATGTTTTTTGTGCGACTCGTTTTGCTAGTTCTCTCTTGTTTACCATCGTCTATTCCTTCAAGTGCAAACATGTGTGTGCGTGCATCCTACGATAAAAATATAAATATTAATAGTACATCCTATAAAGCCTTATCATTATCAACAGAAGTTGCATGTTTTTCAGAGTCTTTTAGATCTTTTTCCAATTGTTTTTTTTCGTCTATATAATATCTATAAACTCTGCTCATTTCTTCTTCTGCCATACCATCAACCTCAAGGCCATAATTTTCATATATCCTATTAACCTTCTTCTTAATCTTTTCTACTTCTGTTTCTAGCATACCAACCTCACTACCAGCCCTTTACACCTGCAACCTTTACCACGTGCCTGCATATATCTACCATTTTGTTAGTAGACATTTTTAGCTTTAAAGCATTAATACAATATGCGCACCAAACAACATTCCCCGGAACATAACCCTTGTCTGGGTCAACACAATCTAAAGACATTTTAAATGGATCATGTGTTCTGTTTTCCTTCTCTTTAACTATATTGAGAGGAATTTCTGAATAATAACATAATCCATTCTGACCTTCAAATAAGTCTATTAAATACTCTCTGGTTAAATCAAAAGGAATTTTGCGCTTTATAGCTCTATTTTTAGCACTTCTTAAGGCTCTTCCAAACATTAAGTTTGGATAACTAATACATTTTTCTCTCCAATTTTTAGTCATTACATATTCCGTATATTTATCTAAACATCTAAAGGCTTGTTGAAAACATTGACCATAACTCTAACTCCAGCTTTTGCCCCAGCTGCCTTAGCAACGGTTCTGAGAGCACTAGCTATTCTTCCCTGCTTCCCAATAACCTTTCCAACATCGTCTTTCGCTACTTTTATTTCAAAAAGAGTTCCCTTTTCTGAAGCAGACTCCTCAACTAATACGGCTTCAGTATTATCAACAATACTGACAACCATTGTCTTAATCAAAGTATTAATATTTTCCATTTTATTTCTCCTGTATCTTGATCTTTTCAAGGCTTTGTTTTTTAGACTTTGGAACAATTATTTCTAATAATCCATTGTTCATAATCGCAATTGCCTTAGCCGTATCAAAGAATTGATTTATAAAATATTTTGTTTTAAAATTTCTTCTGGCAATCCCTCTAACGATCATGCCTGTTTGGACCCCTAACCTCGGCTCTTTGGCGGGATAATCATCTTCTGCCTCCCCCTCCTCAACAACTTTGGAGGATGCTTCAGAAGTAGTCTTTAATCCTTGTCCATGAATGTGAATCTCACTTAATGAGGCAAACACCTCTACGTCTTCCGACGAATAGCCCGCCAGCGCAAAGGCCATATGAAACCCCTCTTCATCACACCATTGGTCACATCTTGGAAACTTTCCAGAGCTGGTTACTTTTTTATTAGAAATAATATCTCTGTAATATTCATCATCAGACCAAATTAAATCAATAACTCTTCCCGGAAGGGAAACTCTACTCAGTAGTTCTTTCATCTTCTAATTCTCCATCTTGAAGTTGTACATCATAATAAACACCAACTGCATATATCGCATCTATAAAGTTTGCAGCAAACCAACTTGAAAAACTAGCTGTTGCTGCCCCAAAAACAGGATTGATCTCAAAGAAGCTACTTGCCACTAAACCAATCCAAAACCCAGAACACATCGGGCAACTTAAGAGATATCCCAATTTTTCTGACTTAGAAAGAACAAACTCCCTAAGTGGTCTCAGTATTTCGCTGGAAACTAAATTTATTGTAAGGCCAGTACAGCCAAATAAAAATATTAAAAAATCAACAAAACTCACCATTTCTCCGAAATGTTATATATGTTTAATAATCATAGTAATTACAACTAACTTATATCATATACAATATACATATTACCGTCTTTTAAAAAAGATCCCTCAATTTTGTGAAGTTTTTGCCCGAAATCTTCCAGACTTGGCGGCAGAAGAGAGTTATTTACTATTAGCTTCACAATACTTCTTATAAGAACCTACCGCAACAGGCCACAGAGTAGTTGCAATATCAAGACAAGCTTTTGCCACTTGCTGTATTTCCCATTGTGCGCCTTCGTGCAATCTAAGTCCAATAAACTTTAATAAGTTATTGAGATTTACAGTCCCATAATACTCTGTATACATATTTTGAGGCAACACCCCTCTGGCCTGCTCTCTGCAAACTCCGCTTTCAAGCAGTCTTTCATAGAGCAAAAGGCTGTTCTCTCCATGCTCTCTTATGGCAGTAGAGGCGTTCATAGCGGCATACATATGCTTAGGATAAGACACAAGCGGGTTAATTAGTTCGCTTTGATTACTTGCTTGTCTGTTTGACTCATGCTGTGCTCTAAGCATGACAGGATTATAAAATCGAATATTCACATTAGTATAGCGACGACTAATTTCATTATAAGACCAAGTCCGGTGTCTATGATGTTGAGAGCGAACAAAGAGTGGAACAATGAAGCGAAAGGTAACAACATTATGTTCAAATACCGAAGAGTGCATCTTGCCCTCTGGCGGATTAACTAAATAATTAATTAACTTAATATCTCTCTTGTCTAACTCCTTTTTCTCTTTTCCAAAAGAAACTCGCGCACTATTGACAATAGTTAAATCAGTGCCCATATGCTGCACATAATCAACTTGCCCAATTCCATCTTCATATAACAAAATAGATTTCTCAGGAACAGTCATTCTTACTCCAGTAATTTTTAACCAGAATCTTCTGGTCCTCGACATATTAACATTAGTCGCTTATCTTTGTCAAAAACTAGATTTGCGGCCTCCATTATATCTTTCTTTGTTATAGACTCAATCTTAGACATATAGTCTTCTATAGTAGGAAGCTTAAACATCTTTTCCTTAAGGCGCCAAAACGCAATACTATAGCTATCTTCTGTAGCAGAATAGAAGGAAGACCTCAATTTGTTCTTTGCCCTCTGCACTTCCTCGTCACTACATAATTCCATTTTAATCCGATCAAGCTCTCTGTCAACAATTTCTAGTGCATCATCCACATTAGAATCTCTGGTAGAAAAGTCAACCAAACTAACTCCAGCATTTTGCCAGTCTGAAAATCCGGCAGAGATTCCGTAAACTAGCCCTCTATTTTCTCGGACTTCTGTAAAGAGTCTACAGTCCATTCCCCTGCCAAGAATGGTCATTAAGACCTGACACGCTGGCTCTACGCTAGATGCCGTTTTAAATGACGGCATACCCATCCAAACATATGTATGTTCTATCCCCGGCCTAATTGCCTCCAAACATTCGCTGGCTTTATAGTTAGAATCTTTAAACTTTAAAGACCTTTTGATCTTGCCGTTAGGTAAGCCAAAATACTTTCTAAGCAGGCTCTTTGCGTCTTTCTTTCTTAAGTTAGAGCACAAAGAAATGACTGCATCTTTTCTTTGACAATATTCAGAATGAAATCTCTCTACTTCATTTCTAGAAAATTTATCAATACTTTCCTGTGTACCTATAACAGTATCAGATAAATAATTATCAAAGAACATGGATGAGAACTCTCTCCACATAAAAGAAGGAGTATCGTCTAATGACGACACTTCTTCCTCTTTAACAACTTCTTTTTCTTTTAAAAACTCTTCCTCTGGAAAGGTAGAACAAAAAACCATGTCTGACAATATGTCTAGACATGGCTCTAAGTTCTCATACGGTACAGTTATATAATAAGCTATCATTTCATGCGAAGTAAACGCATTAGAAAAGCCACCTAAAAATGCTATATTCTTTTGAATCTCTAAGTTAGTTCTCTTTTCTGTGCCCTTAAAGATGCAGTGTTCAAGCATATGTGCAACACCATGATTATAGCCACTCTTCGACTCGACTCTTGAGCCAGAGCCAAAAGCCACTATTATTGTAGCCATTCTGCTATGTGTCTTGCCTATTACTTGTATCATACACTCCTCACTAAAGATAAAAAAAGGGTGGAGACATAATGTCTCCACCCTTTATACTACCGCTTCTTTTGTTCAATAACTACCTTTTTCCCATATGGGAAAGCTACATCACGGTCTTGCTCACAGACTGCCCATAATACTCTGGTTCTAGGTCTGTCTGGAAATGGAGCATATCCATCTGTAAAAACTATAAGACCATCATATTTCTGCTCATCGGCCAATTCAATAACCGGATGAAAGTTTGTTCCACCACGCCCAATTATATCAATCTTTGAAGCCTTCTTACTATAAGGAGCAGGCTTTCCATGAATCCTAGTATCAAACTGAACAAAGTCTACTTGGACATGATCAATCATTCCATTTAATTCTGTTGCAAAGTATTCAAGCTGACTGTCAGAAACGGACCCAGAGGTGTCAAAGCTAACCAAAAGCTTGCTAGTATAGTTTCTCTTAGTACCCGGCGCAATCATACCATATCGTCTATTTGGGCGCATACGAGTATGCTTTCGGCCCATCAAAACAAGTTTGTTAATAAACCACCTAACCTCTTTTTTCCAATTCACAACCGGCTTATTAGCCGCAATAATCTGTTGTGCCAAATTGCCACTAATATTCCCCCAGCCCTTCTTCTCCTGCTCTTTAATTGCCTTTTCTGCGATATTTCTAATCTTTTCCTCTACAATATCATCATCGAACTCTTCCCACATAGAGTGGTCATCAAGAGTGTCTCCAGGAAGGTCACTAAAGTCCTTTCCTTCGCCTTCACACTCCTTCTTTAGCTTCTCGTAATACCATTCAGACGATTGATTATCTTCTAACTGAAATGTAGATGGATACAACGCTCCTTCTGGCAGCCCTTCAATGTGGCAGTTAATAGCGCAATCTGCTGCAATATTATATCCACGAAAATTAAAGGCAAAGTGTTTTGCGCGAGTAAGATGATGCAACAAAACATGAAGCGCCTCATGCTTTAAAACGCCTCTAAGCTCAGTTGGGGTCAGCTTTGAAATAAAATCTGGATTATAATAAAGAGCCAAATCAACTCGCCTAATAACCCCTACTGCAAGAGTAGGGATGCTCTTACGCTCCTTCTTATTAAGGTGAAGAAAAACCTCTCCGTACAAGGGTTGAAACGCTACTAGCTTAGAGATAGCTGCTTCTAGCTTGTTTTTTGCTTTTGTATCTGCCATTATATTCTCCTTTCAAAGTGATGAGACACCTGTTTACCCTATGCCTCCCTGTGGGTGCTTTCTTGCTGATTAACCAGCGAGGTAAATCTGCTTAAGATGCTCACGGAACTCTTCATCAGACTGCCATTCCATAACAATCTTCTTCGTCTTTGGGCCACTAAGCATAGCAACCCAAGCCTGAGAAGCAACATCATGCGGAAGCATCATAAAGAACTCACGAAGATTGTTACGCTGCTTATCCTTCATCTTAGTCAAAGAGCGGTCATTAACCTCCGCAACAACAGACCTTGAAAGAGCGGCAATAACCTCAATGTCATTACACGCAGCCTCTACCTTGTCCTTTACAGCGTCAAAAGTATCAACAACTTCTTCTGGACGAAGGTGCGAGAACTCATTAGTAATGAACTTCTGAAACATTACTGCAATCTCACGACCCAACCAGCCTTTAGCACACTGTGTAAGCATCCCATCATCGCGGGTTTCAAGATTCATAGCCAAAAGACTATCGCTAAAAGCAACCCAGCTTCTACGGGAAGGATAAACCCTTCCAGCTTCAAGGTTTCCAACAGGCGGGTCAAGCAAATTCTGGTTACGGTTAATAAACTCAACCACAGCCTTGTGAACATTCTTTCCTCGCGCCCACTCCATCCATTCATCAGCAGACGGGTCAAAGTCAATATGAAACCACCTATCATGAAGTGCAGGGTCAAGCTCTACAACATCATAATCATCATCAGAGTTTACGGCAGAAACTACCCTCCATCCATCGGGCAAGTCTTCACCATCCAATCGGCGGTCAAGGCAAATCTCAAAGACTGCTTGCAAAACATCTTTAGATGCTCGATTAAGCTCGTCAAAGAACAAGATTCCTCTTGAATTTTGTGCCCGAGGCCACCACTCCTGCTTTAGAAACCTGATAATATCTCGTTCCTCATCCTTTACAGGAAGGCCTTTAATATCTCCGACTTCACATTGAGAAAGACGCACATCCCAAAAACCATGTGGAATACCCGTCTCTTCTGCCAATTCTTCTGCGACCTGATGGACAACAGAAGATTTGCCAACACCATGTTTTGCATGTAGCATGATGGACTTATCCATCGGCATGGTCTTTAGCACTTCTTTTGTTTGTGTAATATTCACTTTTTACTCCTTTTTACAACAAGAAAACAACAATCGGGGCTTTCCCCGCAAAGTATAGTAACCGATAAGAAACTAGAATACAAAAATTTATTTACCCCTCTTCACTTGGTTCTGAAATAGTATTAGATATCCCTGTAAGTTGCCCCTTAAGATCCTTAAGGGAGCCAATTAATTCTTGTAAATCAACTGGAGACTCCGGACTCCCTTCATCGCCAGACATTCCAGACATAGGAAACATGCTATCTAACATGCCCTTAACGCCCTCTAATCCATTAGGGCCAAAAAGACCCCCATCTTCAACGACCCCTTCTGCAAAAGAAGTTGCTTCATTAAACTGATGCTCAATAGCTCTAAGTCTTTCGTCTATTGAGTCTAACCTAGACAAAACTGAGCTTGTCCAATCGTGCCATTCACTTCTAGAAACATCCATATTTCCTCCTATGTTCTTGTTCCAAAGGCATGAGATTCTTCTAACCCAGAAGAAGTCAGCCTGATAAAAATTGCATTACTTCTTAATTCATCTATATTTGTTGCATCAGCATAAGTCATGGCAGACCTAAGACCGCCACAAAATTCTTCTAAAATATAATACGCCTTGCCTTTAAGGGGGATGTGAGTTGACACACCTTCCGCGCAAGTCCCTGGCCTTAAACCCCCGCGCTTATCATCTTGGACTTCTTTGGAGGCCATACCCCTATATACCTTCATCTTCTTTCCGTTTATATTAACAACTTCGCCGGGAGACTCTAATGTACCTGCGAATATACGGCCCGCCATTACTGCATCTGCACCTGCCGCGAGACTCTTTACTAAATCCGCTGGATACCTAATTCCACCATCTGCAATAATTGCCACATTCTCATATGATACACTTGATTGCTTTGCTCTATAGCAATCAGAAACAGAAGCCAAGGTAGGAACTCCGAATCCTGTCATAATTCTCGTTTTACATATAGAGCCACCACCAATGCCAACTCTTATTGCATCAGCACCAGCATCTGCCAAAAAAGAAAACCCTTCTCCTGTGGCAACATTCCCTACCAATAAGGGGATTTCTCCATTTGTTTTATTCTTTACCCAATCAATCATTTCCCTCATAGAAGAAGAGTGACCATTTGCTACATCAATAGCAATCCAATCAAGACGGCCATAAAAATTATTATATAGTAGCTCAAACCTATCTCGCTCACTATCTCCAATTCCAATTGCAGGAACAACAGGAGCATAAGACTCATTTTTTAAAGCAAACTCGTCTGTTTCATTAAACCGAATAACTTTCATCAACTCTTCTGATTGTTCAGAAGGAGAGCAGAATCTATGTATCACCCCCATAGCCCCACGGCTTCCTAAAGAAGTCGCCATATTATGACCAGTTACAGTGTCCATGGGAGAAGATATTATAGGAACGCTTAATGTAACTCTTCCTAGTTTGGTTTGAATATTTGGGTCTAACCTTGATTTAACCATAGAGTGTCGGGGAACTAAGGCTACATCATCAAATGATAGCTGCTCTCTAAGAGTCCCAGCTTCTCCCGACAAAAGATTAAGTCCATTATTCATCTTCCGCCCGCATCATAAAATCTTTGATATTCCGTAGCAAAATTTTCAGTTGTTCCGCTCCAGCTATTTTTAACACAAAGCCTATCCCACCAATAATGAGCTGTTTCGTGATGCAAGGTACTGTCTTTATACTGCATAGCAATCTGTCCTGTAATTATTGCAGAATTATTTAAAATAAAACTTGTAGAATCATAAAATCCCCAAACTTCATAAGGAACCTGTTGTGGGCTTAGTCTTAAGCCCCTTGCGAATCTATCCCTATCTCGCATAATACTCTTATTTACAATAAAGATATTTATATTAAAAGAATTATCTCTGCAATCCTCTGTGGAGATACCCTTTATATTAAGGAAGCTAATCACCCCATAGGAAGCAGACTCAAAAGTACTCGCTATATATTCAGGACGGTGACTTCTTATTAAACTTGGAGCCGGAACCTCTCCGTCATATGTTTGATATATAATAGTGTAATCAACTCTATTATCATTAATAGACAAAGATCCACTTTCTCCTTCTATCAAACGAACTCCATTCAAAATTTTTGGAGTATACTCGGGAAGGCTGGCTCTGTATGAAGTTACATTTCCTGTTGCAGCAGAATTATCACTTTCTCTGCTATCAACAAGGCTATCTAAATCACAAGCAGATTGCATCAAACAACCAATGCTTAATATGCTAAGTACGACTCCGTGCTTTATAGTATTTATCATTATCTGGACCCCTAGACGGACCCACAATTTCCACCTTCAAATTTGGGCTCATCTTTAATGTTTCTACATGCTCTAAGGGAATCCGTCTATGATCATAGACAACTTTAGTTTCTGTGTTTGTAACCTTAACATGAAGGTAAACTTCATTCTTAGTCATTGTATCTCCAACTTATAACTTAATCGCTTTAATCGCTATTCAATCTTTCTTTCTAGCCTTCTTGCAAGCCACGGGTGTTGTGAAGCAGACGGCATCAGCCAAGGCAGATTATCCTTAGATAGACATTCTATCAAATTGCCAACGACTTCATTATCGGTGCAATCTACAAACATCATAGCCTTAGCTTCGATCCTGTCAACATTTTTCTTCCAATATTTTACCATCACTTCATCTACGCCACCGCCGCGATTAGAGTTAGCGGCGTGGTCCATATTTCGCCTCGCAACACTCAACTTGTTTGACAAGTGATTTACCACAGTTCTCTTTAAGGTCTTTGGGCTAGATTTTGCAACACGCTTTAAAGCCTTGTTTGAAAGACAATCATTTTCAAGAGCATGAGATATTATCTCATTCTTTTTGTCAGTAGCCCCCTTTTCTCTTTTAACTCTTCCAAGAAGGAAGTCATAAAACTCAGAGTCTCCAGAGCTTCTTAGTCCAGTTCTTTCCCAAAGATTATATAGTTTATCTTTGGTTGGATCTATAGAGAATTTATGAAGCTGCTTTAGGTAATCAAACTTTGGATGAATACCACATGACACAATCTTGGCCTTCAACTGGTTGTCTTTATAATCATCATTCTCTTCAATTGAGGCAAGCGTTTTATTTGCAAATGTTGTAGAAAACTCTTTTGTCAAATAATGATTAGCCCCAGAATCATTCTCGCCCTTTGAGGTAGACTCTAATACAAAATTGAATAAAGCATCCCTATGCTCAGGAAAGCTTCTCCAAATAAATTCAAAAGTCTTATCATTAAGAATCTTTTTGGCGCCATTCCCTTCTTTCCTCCAGTAATAAGACAAATCTTCAATTGCATTTGGAATCGCAAAAGAAATCAAAACAGACACAAAATCATCGTCTACCGAAAAGTCTGTGTCTACATTAAGGTTATTAAAAATATTATCAGACATAATTATTCTCCAATTGTTAATCTTTTTTCTAACGCTTTAGCTATCCAATTATTTTTAATATTTCTATTTGCAAGAAGCATTGGCAAATAATCGCTTGGAATTTTTTGAATCAAGATAGTAAAGGGTTCTCGCGCAATCTCTTTAGTCATATCCTTTAGCTTTTCATAATTACATGGCGCTCGCGCCAAGCCAAGGGATCTTATATCCTTGCTCTTATCAGATAGCATTTCATCTAAACATTCTACTGGTCCCAATCTTTCCAAAACAACCCTTCGCGCTTTGGTATTCTTTACCTTTTTTAGCTTCCTAAGAGCCTTTATCGAGCAAAAGTGAACGGCAGCTTCTAACGCTTCTCCGTCAGAAGTTAGGGCTATATTATCAATAAGCTTAATATCAGAGTAATATCCGCCCCTAAGAATCATTGCCTTAATTTGATTAATTTCTGTTTTAACCAAAATTTCATCAATTACATCTGAATACCTAGGCAGCATAACCTCTAAAACTCTTCTAATAGAATAATCCAAATAACGATTATTATATTCAAGGTCTTTAAACGCAGTATAAAAAATATCTTTATTTATACAAAGAGTTTTAAAGTCATCCTTTTTTACAGAAGGTTGCATCTTTTTGAAGAAAGAATCAAAGTCTCTCCAAGGAAGAGAGTTTAACTCTTGAATCTGCTCTACCAGCCTATCTAAACTTGTATATTCTTCATACTCTGGAATAACTATTGCCATCATTGGCCTCTCAGTTAAGTTATTTATCTGACAATTCAGACAAATCAGTTATTAAAAATCCAGCGGCATTTTTATGGCCGCCTCCACCAAACAATTGAGCAATCTTAGAAACGTCTTCTCCATCAGAAGATGATCTTAAAGAAAATTTGTATGAACTTCCGTCAAAGTAATAAGCTGCTGCAAATGATTCATTTTCAGCTAAAGAACTAGCTATTTCAGATTGAAAAAATGGAGCGTTAATAATAGGCACTTCCATTCCGGCAATCTTTGTTCTATAAGAATTCTTTACTAAAGAAGAAATTAAATTCCTCTTATATTGCAAAATCCCCTCTCCCATATTCTTAACACGCTTCCACCTAATAGACTCTACTGCATCTAAAAATTCATGAATCATATCCCAATTTTCAAATGTTTTTTCAAAAGAATCAACGGCTGATAATATCTCTTCCGTAGAAGTAAGATTCCACTTCCACAAATCTCTATCTTCAATATATCTAATCAGCAGGGGAACATTATCTTGTGGAAACAAATGAGCCCAAGCAAGATATGCTCCAGAGTGATCCATATCAAAATGGCAAAAGTCTAAATCTCCACAAGTTTCTTCGGCAGACTTATGATGATCTAATACAATAAGGCTGTTAGCTTCACTTTCCATTTCTAACATTATAGCCCTATCATAAGAAAAATCAACAATAAAAACATCACGATCTTTAACGCTTGGTCTTTCTGCGCCATGAGCCACCGCTAAATACTCAGCATCTAGCCCATACTTTCTCCAGAAAGACCATGCTGCTCCGAATCCATCGGGGCAATTTGCGTGGTATAAAACCATTATTTTGCTTGGCATTTTAAATTACCTTTGGCGAATATGAAAATTTAATAACCTCTATCAATGGGGAACTATTCCGAACATTAATATCAATGAAGTTGATCATTTCTTCTAAAGAAGAAAACCCAATTAACCTACCGCCATGACTAAGCTTAAACTGCCCTAACTTTTTAATAACATCGCACTTGCTAACAACAAGGTGTGTTGTGCCTGTAACTCTAATCGCATTAATTAGCATATCTAGATTAAGCCAGTTTACCTTTCTTCTCCTACCCGTTGTTACTCCATATTCTTCGCCCAAATCAGCGAGCATCTTTAACACCGGGTCTTCAAGAAGTCTCGAAGGAAACCTCGGATCTTCGCCGCTCTTTGTATCATAAATCTTTGCGGCTCCCCAAATCTTTTTAATCTTTTGAGTCGGAAACCCAATACTACACGCACCATACGGCAAAGTTACGCTAGACGTAACATAAGGGTAGAGGCCATAATTTATATCTAACCATACGCCCTGTGCCCCTTCACACAACAGATTGCCTTCCAACTTTCCATCCCAAATAAACTCACTATCCAGAACGTCGATTGCAAGAATACCTGCTCTTGCCGCCTTATCTGCATAGCATGGGCCTATTCCACGCCCCGTAGTACCGAGCTTCTTTGACAAATTTTCTTTATCAAATGCAATATGCTTATCTAATACAATATGACAATTTGAAGCAACTTTGACCAATGAAGTATCAAATCCATTCTCGGAAAGATAGTCAAGCTCTTTGAAGAAAGACTCTGGATGCAAGATGCACCCCGGTCCAATTAAAGACTTTACTCCATAAAAAACACCAGATGGAACCAAGTGAGTTTTATACTTTTTGTCATTTACAATAACAGTGTGTCCAGCGTTATTCCCACCACCCCATCGTGCCACTATATCATAATATGGCAAGCCATCACTTCCCGTTGACGAGGCTAGCTGACTAGTAATCTTTCCTTTCGCTTCGTCGCCCCAAGCTAATCCGACTACAATATCTGCTCTATCAATCATCACAACCCTCTTTGGTTTCCGCCATAATATTTATGACCTTCTTGATTTTACTTGGGCGACGAAGAAAAGTAATCCCTTCTTTGTGTCTAGAGACAGTCGCGGTAAAAGTAATTGTCTCTCCAACGACAAATCCATGAGCCTTAGATGTTTTGAAATACCACTTCCAACCTCTTTCGTCAACGCATATGATAGCTGGCATAGGGTATTCGGAAGTCATTTTTGCTTCTACGATATTACAAACAGCAAGCGGGCCAAAATCTGACCTAACCCCCTCTTCAATCTCTGGCTCGTCTAACAAAACCCCGGCAACAATTGAGTCTACCCACTTATTAAGAGAGCCAATCCACTTGCTCGTTAGGCTGTGAGGTCTTTCTGTTATAACAGAGATGCTAGACTTAAGAAATTCATTATTTGGACTTTCTTGGCTTTTTACTGCAAGCAAAGGAATGACCATAGGGTTTAGTTGCTCAAGCTTTTCTTGTCCAAGTTTGGCTACTTCTGTGGCTGAAAGCCTTTTAGACTTGCGCCTTACTTTCCTACTCTTCTTCGCGGCTTTATTATCACCAAAGATATTAATCATAGAAAACCTCGCTCCTATCCAAAGCGAGGTAACTGATAGGAAAGCGGAATTACTTTTTATATAAAGCAACCATTAGTTGCTACCGCCGTGCCCGCCTTTGCTGTCTAATGGCTTGTCGCATATCTTTAAGCTCTCTTCTTCTATTCCTTGCGCTTCTAGCCTTTTCTCCCGGCAGAGGTATTCCTAAAAATCTCCCGCCTATTCCCGTTCCATCATTTGAGGCCAACGCCCTTTGCTCTCTTGCAGTCAAGTAAGGCTTGTGTCCCGGATAAACGGACGGCCTCATTTCGATAGGCAATATCTGGCTACCATGAATAAACACTGGAACCAAATCTTCATAATCAGGTTCGCCGTCACCATCTCCATCTACCTGCCTCTTTGCCAACCCTATTGAGTGCATAGATTCATTTGAAGCTACAGGTGATCTTATTGGCCCCTGATACAATACTAAGTTTCCTTCTTGCTCTGTTGTCTTGCCAGAGCCAGCTATATCCTCTGGGGAACATAGAGGCATTATACTCAAAGTATCAACCAGCCTAGCATTTGCTTCTACGTCTTCTCCAAAAGCTTTCTCTACAGAGCTGCGCATACTGCTGGCAACAACTTTTGCTGCATCTTCACAGCTAAGTGCTCCTTTTTCTAAAACAGTCAGTGATGCCGCCTGATAAGTCGGGACTAATTGAGCCGCTCTATGCACAAGAGAATTCGGATAAGCTAAATACTTAATTAGAAGTTGAGTATCAACCTCTGTTCCTGCGACAGAACCTCCGGTTGCGCCCGAATCACCTTGCTGTAATGCGGCCAGCGCTAAAGCACATGTTGCCGGAAGTGCGACAGCACTAGTTTTGGCCGCCCAAGCAGCCTTTGTGTTTGGTCCAAACTTTCCATCTACCGTAACGCCTAAAATGCCTTGAATTTGTTTTACACAATCAGAAGCAGGATAAGCAAAGCCTCCACCGCCAGCCGCAGAACGACCGCTTCTGCTACGCTTTGGTTGTGCGGGCTGATTAGCGGTTACAATTGCCGCCATTTTTGCCGAAAAATCATTTAAACTAGGCTTTACTAAATTCATAAATTCTTCTTGATGATCTGGATCATCAGCAATAATCTCTGTGAGCTTAGAGGCTATAAGCACCAAATCTACTCTGGCCCAACCTTCAGTCTTATTGCCAATACCTTGAATCTTTCCTTGTATCCAAGGTTGGAACCATGCCACAAATCTAGGCAACTCTACCTCATCATCATCGCCATCACCCCAGTTAGTCCCCATAGCAGATACTTCTTTCACCTTGTTCAGAAAAGCTTCCCCTGCGCCTATTGCGGCGTTTACTAAATCACCCATACCTGCCATTTTAGTTAAAGTATATACCACATTAGCCTGAGCTCTGTGCCCACTTCTGCTCAATGCTTCTGATAATTTTAATAATTCTTTTGTTTCGGTGCTCATTGCTTCAATCGCCCTCGGTTCTCTGGTTCTAGTTAATTTGTCAGTATCCAGAGAGTTTAAAAAACTATCTGGTTCAGTTTTAGCTGGATTATTAATAGTTTTGCCTGTGTCTCTTCTCTCTATATTCCCTGGAGGCCAAGACTCCTCAGAATCAATAGAAGAAGGCCCGCCGAAAGAGTGAGTTTCAAAGTCACTTTCATCTAGCGGACCTAACCCTTCAGAGCGAGGTTGAGCACCGGGCGGGCTCCCAAAAGGTACGCCCGTCAAACCCAGTGCTCTTTTCTCGATCTCACGCTTATAATTTAATTTTGTTAAGTTTTTGCCCGGTTCCGCCTCGTCGTCCTCTATTTCAGCGGGACTATACATAGCCCCTTGAATGTTTGGATTCGGAGGTTTAAGAACAGGACCATCTTCATATTCTGGAATCAGAAGAGAGATGGGAATGTTGGGCGGTAAGCCCTTCATTCCTATCTCCTTACATTAGATGGCACACCAGAAGTGAACTGTCTGGCCAAGAGATCAATCTTGTCCTGAACCGTCAATCCTGCAGACTTGCGAAGACCATTTCTTCTGTAACGTGCAGTTACATGATCATTAGCTAGAGCGCCAACAGCGGCCAACGCTTCAGCAGAAGTCGCAGGCATACCCACATTCCCCATCTGTTGATTCCAAGCGCCCATAGTATCCTCTCCAAATTGTCCGTCAGGTGTTACACCCAAAGCTGCCTGAATAGCTCTTACATTTGCATCATCAGAAGCTGCTGGATAGTATTCCTCTCCCCAACTTCTTTTTGCTTTAGGAGCAAGATTAGCCGCTGGACCTGTTGCTGCTGCTGTTGCTTCATCCTGCTGTGTCTGAGATGTTTGTAATTCTGGATGTGTAACATGGTCAGTAGGAAGTCTAGACTGAACTATATCGTCCAACTTGCCGCTAAACCAGTTGCTTGCTCCGTCATATGCTGCTTCACCGGCTCCTGTGAATGGTGCTGCTGCAACTTGTGCGGCACCCCAACCAAGATTTCCTACGCCCTTTGCTGCGTCCCAAGCGCCGCCACCAAAGTCGGATATCTCACCGCCAATGTCGCCAACTTGATCCCAGGCATCACCAAGATCTCTTCCTGCATCATCAAAGTCGCCAGTTAAAGCGTTTAATGCGGCAGAGCCGAGATTTCCAGCGCCCTGAGCAACATCCCAAGCTGCGCCAAGTGGAGACTGCACTATTTCATATGCTCCAGAGCCAAGATCCTTAGCTCCTTCCCATGCGTCAGACATGCCTTCAGCAGCATTTTCATAAGTATTGTTTGCAACGCTCTTAGCCGCGCTCCAGGCGTCGTCCCAAGCGCCCGCTTCCTTGCTTATAATATGATCAATTCTGTTAGCCAGATCATTGTGGCCTATGTTGTCTAAATGATTTGCTAACTTAACCAAATCATTGCTCAACCCATTACGTCTATTTGTCATCTTAATTCTCCTGTATTTCCTTAATTAAATTCAAAGTTAAAAAATAAGCACCGATCTGTAAAGATCATTATCAATTTTAATATTAGTAGTATTCACAATTTTATAAATACTCTCAGTATCCTAGTTTCCTCAATCGTTCATTTCTATAAAAAGCAATAGCAGTTTTCCCTGACGCTAATGCGTCAACAGCTGCAACTGCATCATCTTGCATACCCTCTTCTTTTAGTGCCATCTGAACCTGCAACTGAGGATAAGGCACCCCTTTTTCTCCATAAGCTGATTCGCTAGCAGCCACTACCATTTGTACCGCATTATTATATATCTCACCTATATCATTATACATTTGATTTATTCTTTGAGCAGATAGCCTAACTCCTTCGGGTACTTCAAAATCAGTTGGCTTGCGAGCAGTTAAAAAAGAACCTTCATTCATGCCGAACTCTAAGTTCGTCTCTGGCAGAAACTCAATAGGAGTGCCTGACGGAAGGGCTGCCTGTAACATACTTAAGGCTTCTGCTGGATTAGGCGCAGTTCTTCCGCTCAAAGCTTCACTAAATGCAGCCTCTGTGTTAGGGCCCCACTGACCATCAACACTCAGGGTTGCTCCAAAATTTTCATTCAGCAGATCTTGAATCTTGCTTACAACCTCTTCGGTTCCAGCACTTTTAATTAAAGAATCTGCAAAATTCGCTAGTCTTTGTTCGCCAATATTATCAAAGTGATTGGCTAATTTAATTAAATCATTAATCATATTTTTATCCTTATTATTAATAGATAAGTTATTGCTTGCAAAAATAGGCTCAAAGGTTCTTTCTGCGGCCTCGGCAACTCCCTCGCCTCCTAAAAATCCACTATCTTGAGTATAATCATCAATATGTGCTGCCTCATGAACAAGAACGCTTGCAATTTGAGACATTATATCTTTATATTCATCACTTGCTTTGTCTAACCCAGTTAAACGCTCAGGCTTTAAAGCCGTATTAAATGCAGGCACTACAATATTAATAATATCTATATTGCCATCATTATTCAAATCTTCTGTAGATACATAGGCAATAGCCCCTGGTTTATCGGGACAAGATTGCGGAAAAGCAAAAGAGTTAGAATCAATCATTTGTCTGACATTTTGAGGTAAGTTTGAAATACCTCTAATTCCAGATACTATCAATGGCCAATTAGTTGGTTGTGCAGTCTTGTTTAACATCATAATCCTATAACAAAATGTTATCTATAAATATTTAATTAATATATTAATACCAATAGATCTTTTTTAAATCAAAGCAACCTTGGCTTTCCAGGCTTCCGATAAGCTGTCGTAACTGTAATTATATCTACAGAGCTATCTCTAATAACAGATAAAAATATATTAAATGGCATCTTCATTCCGCCTCCATAGCTTCTAACTATTCTTATCTCTATCCATTCCGGATTGTCATTGGCAGACGGCTTATTTGATTTAAAATGATGAACAACTCCATCGGCACTGTTGTCAAAATCTTGGGCTACAATTTTATTTAAAGAATCATTTTCAAGAGAAGCCCAATTCATCCTACTATATGATCCAGCCCCCAACTCTTGACCAGACCAATATTTTCTATACTTCTTTCTTACTGTTGTAGAAACACGAATAGGCAACCCCGTTTTGGAATCCATCTGGCCTGTATCTTCAAGGCCTGCTTTTTTATATATTGAGTATGACATTATATACCTTTTTGCTTCACAAGTAACACTCATTATTAGCATAAAAAAAACCCGACCTTTTGGCCGGGTTTTTAACAAATTAAATTTGTTTATTCTAAATCAATATAATGAGATAAGCATCTATAAAAACTTTCTTCATCAGAAACGTCAAACTTTTTAGGATAGGGCTTAAAGCCAAGCTTCATCATTTTAACCTCTTGGTCTTTATAATGAGACTCTACCTTATCTCTGCTCACCGCCATAATAGATCCATCGAAGCTGAGTTTCAGTGCCTCCAGAATAGCATCATCCTCGTAAAACTTAAACTTTTTAAAAACATTCTTATGAACCGGCTCTTCCAGCCAAACAAAATTATCCATTATTCTCTTCCTCTTGATTAAGTCTTTTGTCAATCGTTTGCTTTACCCAATTACTCTCCGTGCCCATAATAGAAGTTAGCAAATGAATCGGAAGCTCCTTTGCTAAAATCATAAGGACTCCTTCATATTTTGAATCTGAAAATTGCAAAAGCAAATCAAAGTAATCTGAATATAACTCTTCATGTTCAATCAAAGCTTTTAAGCCAGACATTGAAGCATCTTCGCTACCGTCACTTCTAATCTTTCTAGCAGTTTTCTTATCCAAAAACCCTAATTCTATATACTTTTGATAGAAGGTGGTCCTAACTGCATAATTAGGCTTCTTTTCTATAGGCCAAAAGATATTAGACTTTGCAAATTCTTTAAAATACGTTGGCTTTGTGTCCGATAGCTTATTAAAAACAAACCGAAAAGCCGACCTAGTATAGTTGTAGTTTCTTTGCAGCCCATACATTCTGCCAAATAGGTCAGTCCAATCATAATCTGGAACCATGTTGGCGGCATTTAGTATATAGGTAGCTCTATCATAGAAGCTCTCTAAAAACGGAGAAAAGCGGCTATCCTCCTGCTCTTTGTCTAAATACGCCGCTGATAAGAAGAGATCTATTTTTTGACGCCATTCTGGAATAGAGTAAAGATTAATATCTTTATCTGATGCAATTTTAAAAAGATTATCTATAAATTTATTTTTATCAAAATGATTGTAATAATCATCTTCATCATTTACATGATCTAAAATAGAATTAATAATATCAAAAGAAGCATCTGTATTGCGTACAACCTCAACTCTCAGCAAACTGGCATCATCTGTTGCGTTATTGCGATAGCTAATCACGGAATGATACAAGCCTCTTTTCGCCAAGTCAGAAAGAATCAGATCATCACTCATGCCTTTCTCCAGAAATCCACGCTTTAAATTCGTCAGAATGTGTGTTAACCACTTCAATTTTAATTTCATTATTAAGCAAGTCCCAAGTAGGAGCAATTTTGCATAATTCCATTTCTACAAATGTTTCTTTTAGCCTTTTTTGTGTTGCATCGTAACTGCGAGTACAAGAATTTACTCCCATAGCAATTAAATTATTTAAAAGCTCTGAATCACTCATCCTTTCTGCCTCGGCTTCTTCCGAAGCTACGACTTCCAATTGTGGGTTATGAACAGCAGACATACCTCTCTCCTTAGAATAAAATTTAACTATTCAATAAATAATAACCGATAAGAAAACAAAGTTAAATTTTATTTACTCTTTGCTTAAAACATCCAGCTCATGAATGGCCACTTCTGTAGTAAGCAGCGTACCACTTGCCGATGCAGCGTTTTCAAGTGCAGTTCTAACGACCTTCACCGGGTCTATTATTCCAACCTCAAACATATCCTTTACAAACTCGTTTTTATACGCATCATATCCACTAAGCGTTTCTTTGGAATTAATAATTTTTTCCATATAAGAATAATGGTCTGTTCCGGCATTTTTTAAAATCTGAACAAATGGGGCCTTGATAGCCTTAGATACAATTTCAACTCCAACCTTTTCTTCAACTATTAGCGATGAATCATTCTTTAAGGAATTTAGAGACTTAACGCAATGAAGCAGCGCAGCACCACCACCAGGAACAATGCCTTCTTCTATTGCTGCTTTTACAGCGTTTATAGCATCCTCTACTCTGTCTTTTCGTTCTTTCATTTCAGTTTCGGAAATTCCACCGACTCTGAATACCGCTATAGAGCCAGATAGTGTTGCTAACCTTTGCTTTAACGAAGCAATCTCATAAGCGTGAAGCCCAGGATCTTGCAATTGGTTTCTAATTCCACTAACTCTAAGCTCTGTGGCATCTTCTGTTCCCGCTCCATCAACAATGGTTGTCTGCCCCCTTGTCACAACAACTCTCCTTGCAACGCCAAGATCTTCTGTAGAAATATCTTTTAAAGATTGTAATTCATTTTCTGAAAAAAATCTTGCACCACAAACTGCGGCAATATCGCCAAGCAAATCTCGTCTAATATCGCCAAATCCAGGAGCCTTTACTGCACAAACATTTAAAGCTCCCCTTGCCTTATTAAGAACAAGGGTCTGTAACGCCTCTGACTCAACATTTCTAGCAATAATAAGAAGTGCCCTACCATCTTTTGATACTAATTCTAACATTGGCAAAATATCATATGAAGAAGTTATAGCCCCGTCATAACATAATATATATGGCGAATCGAATTCTACTGTTAACTTCTCCAAATTTGTTGCAAAAGTAGGCGTTATATACCCTCTGTCAAGTGTCAGCCCCTCAGTATACTGAACATTAGTTTCAGTACCGGGAGCGTCTTCAACAGATATTGTTCCATCATTTCCGATATTAGAAATTACTTCGCCAATAATTTTTCCTAATTCTATATCATTATTTGAAGATATAATTGCTACATTTTTTATCACTTGTTCATCAGAAACAGGGGTGCTAATATCCTGCAATTTGTTTACTACAACCTTTACAGCCTTGTCTATGCCCCTCTTTATGAGAACAGGGTTATGACCAGCGGCAACCATCTTAGCCCCCTCTGTATAAATAGATTGCGCTAAAACAGTTGCCGTTGTGGTCCCGTCCCCTGCCACGAAATTAGTGGCTGACGCCACAGCCTTTACAAGCTGTGCACCCATATTTTCTAATTTTCCATCTAACGATATAGACTTAGCTACAGTTACACCATCTTTTGTGACTAAAGGTGCCCCAAATCGTCTCTCGATTGCAGCGTGTCTACCCTTCGGACCCAAAGTAATCTTTACTGCATTTGCCAGTATATCAAGACCGGCTTGCAGCCCATTTCTTGCATCTAAATCAAACTTAACCTCTTTGCCCATATCATCTCCTATTAAGTGGGTTACTCTGCTGTCGTTACAGTAGCGCCTTCTGCTGTCGCTTCTGCTGCTGTTCCAGTAGTGCCCTCTGCTGTCGTTACAGTAGTGCCCTCTGCTGTCGTTACAGTAGTGCCCTCTGCTGCTGCTCCAGTGACAGAGACAGTCTCTACTCCATTAGTTTCCTCAACCTCAACAGAACTTACTTCTGATGGATCAAAAGAGCACGTTCCAAACGCAGTAGCAACTACGACTACACCGCCGACTACAACAACTGACACCTTATGCTTTGCTAGAAAGTCTTTTAATTTACCAAACATATTATCTCCATATATTTAACATAATACCAAAACCCAAATATAACTAATTATATATTTGAGCCAGCCTATATACTACTCACAATATTAAAATTATCAATCATTTTGAGTTTTTAGTCTAACGACTCCACTTGAAATGGAAACCCAAGACTGATTATCAACCCAATCTCCGCAATTAACATAGGTTTTTATTTCTTGATTCTTATCAACCCATATAACTGCTTCTGGGTGATGACAATGCCCCATAATAATAACGTCTACATCATCATTCCACTTTAAAATATCCCAAATTCTTCTAAGCTTTCTCTTCTTTATTTTATACCCAACATACCATCCAGTCAGGTCCCAATCGAATCTTCTTTCTAAGTAGTCATAAATAATGGAGAGAAGCTTCATAAAAAACTTAAGATTAACCATCCCCTTTTCAAATTGGTGTCCATGAATTACTCTGAATTTCCTACCAGACTCTTCAAAGTCATATTTATCCACAAAGGATATGGCTCCAACTTTGGCTCCAACCATCCCCTCAAAGGAAATGTCGTGATTCCCTACTACATAAATTATATCTTTAGAAAAGTCTATTGCATTTAATATTTCTGCAAATCTATAAGAAAATGCCGGTACTTTTATAAAGTCTATTATATCTCCAGCCAAAATAAGCTGATCATATTCTGCGGTATTAAGAAAGTTAACAAGCTCTTTGTAATTATATTTAGGACTGCCGATATGTATATCTGAAATTACAATCCTCTTCATTGCAAAGCAAACCTCTTAATCTTCGTCTT